AAAACCACGGTCGATGCCGCACTGTCCAGCAGCAGCGCCAACCCGGTGCAGAACAAAATCGTGTATGCGGCATTGCCATGGGAATACAGTGCTACATTTTATGTAGACAGCTGGAATACGGCGACTTCTGATGAGCAAGCGCAAGGGTTTGCATATCGACAAGTTGTCACTCCAGTAAAGAAAATTTCGGTTGCTCCAACAATCACTGCAAATTCAATGTTTCTTGGATTTGGAAGTCCTAGTGATAGCTCGGTTCTTGCCACTAAAGTAGCACTTGCCGAAGCTGCAAACGTGATCAACGGTGGTCTTGTGTACACCGGAAGCAACTCTATAACCGTACTTGTTGAAGAAAAGCCGACTTCCGATGTAACGATGACTTGGTGGCTTAGAACTTAATCGTTATTTACAAGAAAGAGAGGTATTAACCATGTTTGACCCTGCCAAATTTGCTATGCAGATGATCCAGAATAATCCCCAGGTAATGAATAACCCTATGGCTAAGCAGTATCTGGAGATCATTCAAAATGGGGACAGTGCAAAAGGGCAGGAAGTTGCAAATAATATTCTGAAGACCTATGGAATGACAAAAGACCAGGCGATGAGCCAGGCCTTTAAGTTCTTTGGTATCAGAAAGTAAGGACGTTGAAAATTAAGAGAAGTACAAATTCTAAGGATGTCTGAACGCAAAAGGAATCCATTCATTTGGTTATAGGTCTTTGAGAAAGGCCTATCAATGCGCGCAGATAGGTTGAGTAAGAAAGACTTATGATAGTCCGTTTCTTTCACTCTACATTCCTTATGAAGGAGGAAAATCTTATGTTTAACGCGAATATGCCCTCTCTTTCCGATATTGCTGCTGTGACCGGAAACGACCGTGATGGCGGTTGGGGCGGTAACGGCTGGTGGATCATCATTATCCTGCTTGCCATGTGGGGCGGCTTCGGCGGCTATGGCTGGGGTGCTAATGGTGGTTACGGCAACGGTGGTGGCTATGTTGCTACGGCTGCTACCCAGGCTGACATCCAGCGCGGTTTTGATACCCAGAACATCATCTCGAAGCTCGACGGCATCAATTACGGCATGTGTGATGGTTTCTATGCTGTGAACAATGGTATGCTGACGGGCTTCAACGGTGTGAATACCGCGATGCTCCAGGGCAACTTTGGTCTGCAGCAGGCCATCAATGCCAATAACGTAGCGGCTATGCAGAACACTAATGCTCTGCAGACTCAGCTTGCCGATTGCTGCTGCCAGAATAAGCAGGGCCAGGCTCAGATTCAGTATCAGATGGCCACTAATACCTGTGCTATCACGAATGCTATCGCCCAGCAGACCCAGGCGATCATGCAGAATGACAATGCAAACTACCGTCAGCTGCATGATGAGATTGTGGCGAACCAGATGGCTGCCAAGGATGACACGATTGCTCAGCTTCGTTCTCGCCTGGCCGCTGCTGATCTGTCCGCTTCTCAGCAGGCTCAGAACAACTACCTCGTTAACCAGCTGCGTCCTCCTGTAAATCCTGCCTATATCGTCACGAATCCGTATGCCGGGACTGGTACCTTGCCGTGCCAGACTGCCGGTTGCTGCGGCATGAGTGCTTAAATCAAAATGGAGAGGCTCCTTGACCGGGGTCTCTCCTTTATATTTTGAGATAGGGAGGGTTCTTGATGATTAAGTTGACGAATACCACTGAGCAGACTGTTGCCACCGGAACAGCACTTACTTTTAACTCGGTGCTTGCTAACACCAATTGCTCTACATGCCATCGAAAAGGCACTGGAAGTGTAAAACTGAACCGCAGCGGTGCTTATATGGTCTCGTTCCATGCGAATGTGACCGGGGCTACTGCTGCAACACCTGTACAGCTCGCTTTGGCTCTGGGCGGGGATGTCATGCCGGAAACGACTATGATATTTACCCCTGAGACCGCGAACACTGTAGGGCAGGTGTCCATCTGTCTGCCGGTCTTTAACTCGTGCTGTGACTACGACCGCGTGACCGTTGTGAACACTGGGACTACGGACATTGTTGTCTCTGCGAACCCCATGCTTGCTATCAGCAAGATGTGCGGTTGATGGGAGGTGACGAACGATGAATGAGAAGAATATGGATCTTTGCGATATGAAGTGCAAACTGATCGATGCTCTCAAGACCCAGCTGTCCGGCGGTGTCGGCAATGTCGATGCAGAAGAAGCCGGTGAGGTTGTCGATATGATCAAAGACTTTGCCCAGACTGATTATTACGAGGCCAAGGCCCACTATTATCGGTCTGTGGAGAAGGCGATGGAAGAAGGAAAATCTCGTGGCCGTTACGGTTATATTCGTGGGCTTGACCGATATATGGATGACGATCGTGACGGTATGGAGATGCCCGAATGGTGGGAGATGGATCATATGGCCGATACTGACCAGTTTGATCCTCGCCGCTACCGCATGGGGTACACGCCCAACCGTAAAATGATGGATGATAAAAATGAGAAGTTCGGAACTGCCTACCGTGAGTGGGATGTTTCGAGACGCCATTACCATGATTCCAACAAGAGCGAGGATAAAGAGGAAATGAATCGACACGCGAGGGAGCACATTGCGAATACGCTTGAATCGATTCGGACTATCTGGTCGTCCTCTGATCCTGAGCTGAAGAAGCGGATGAAAGCCGACTTGACAGCGCTTGTTGGAGAGTTGACCGTCTAAAGGTCGTTAAAGATTTACGGTTATGAAGAGCTTTGTCATGAATGGATATTTGTGGCATATAGCTTTCGTAAACCCAGGCAGCGCCAAGCTCGTGGATAGGACCGGAGCCAGCACACTTGCCACTACGGACCCTACCGTAATGAGGATTTATATTTCCGACGTTTTGAGTGGGCAAGAACTGGAGACGGTGCTGATTCATGAGCTTGGTCATGCTGCTTTGTTTTCTTACGGGCTTTTGCCTGATATTCACAAAGCTGTTAAACGACAGTATTGGATGGAAGCTGAAGAATGGGTGTGCAATTTCATAGCGGATTACGGGATGCGGATATTCAGTATCGCGTATGAAGTTATGGGAGAGGATGCCTGGATGTTTATACCTTACGAGCTGGATCGTTTAATCGCGTAAGGGAGGTGTTTAAGATGGACGAGTGGGCCAAATTGCTCATCACCGTCGTGTGCAGCGTCGTGGCCTCCGGCGGGTTCTGGAGTTATCTCCAAGCTCGGCGTGAAAAGAAGGATGCCAAGACGAAGCTGCTCTTGGGCCTTGCACATGATAGGATTATGTCACTTGCGGCGCTATATACTTCGCGCGGGTACATCACTCAGGACGAGTATGAGAATTTCCATGATTATCTGTATGTGCCTTATCACGATAGTAATGGCAACGGCACAGGGACAAAGGCTATGGCAGAAGTAGAGCGGCTGCCAATGCACGAACACCCATTGAATAAAGAGGAGGTTTGATGTAAAATGAGTAACAAGACTTATGATATTTGCAAGTGGATTGCACAGTATCTACTGCCGGCTCTGGCAACGCTGTATTTTGCGGTAGCCCAGATTTGGGGTCTGCCGTATGGTGAGCAGATTGTTGGTACGATTACTGCGGTGGACACCTTCCTGGGTGTGCTGCTGGGTATCAGTACCGCCAATTATAAAAAGCAGATCGGGGCAGAAAAAGGCGAGTGAATGTAGGTAGTTTGTACTTTATTCCTACACTCACTCGCATATTTTGTTGTTAGTGCGTCAATTATTGCATTGTATCACTTTTGTTTTGAAAAAGTGACGGTTGCAGTATTTCGTAGTAATTAACGGTAATTCGTAGAATGTTAAGGCAGTAAAGCGTAACTAAGTGTATGTAAAGAGAGGTTATTCCTACACTACTCATACACTTAGTTACGCCACTTTAACATTCTATTTTATTTTTTCTATTTCTTCTTTGAGCCATTCAAAATCGCGTTCGGTATACACTCTTTCTGTCAAGTCAGCAATCGAGTGGCCTGCAAGTCTTTTGATGGCGTACTCGTCGAGTTTATATTTTTTGGCCATCGTTATGAACTTCTTACGACCATCATGTGGGCGATGGTTTTCGTCCAGCCCCATCTTCCTGATTGCCTTGTCATAGGCTACCTGCAAACTTTTATATGTCATTGGCATGTGCTCGATTTCACCTGTAGGAGCTCGCTCTATTCGGTTGAATAGATAATCGCTGCCTACTTCTTTTGCACTGTCATAATAGGCTTTTACTAACTTATATATTTTTGGATGAATCGGAACTGTACGATTTTCTCCGTAAGCGGTTTTCATTCCTCCTGTCATTGACTTTTGCTTCATATCGACATCGGACATCTTCAACCCTATGAGTTCTCTAGGACGCCAGCCGCTATAGCACTGAATTAGAATCATGTCGGAATACTTTACTTTCTTATATTCGTCCCACAATATTGCCATTTCTTCATCGCTAAACGCTTTATGTGATGTCTTGGCCTGTAGATTCTGTTTGACCTTAACGGGCTCTACCGGGCTTACTGTTACAAGATTCAATTCCAGAGCTCTATCAAATAGTCTTTTTAGAAGACCTCTGATCTTCACTTTGGTATTGGCGGAAGCTGTATGTGTACCATCTTGCTCGGTTATCATCGCTTCTTCGATACAATATTTTACATGAGACGGTTTTACCTGATATAACTTCATATCATGGATTGACTCACAATATCTCCAGGCAGCACGATATGCAGCTGGGTCTTTTAGGGACGTGTAGTATTCGGCACTCCAAATATTGTATAGTTCGGCGACGGTTGTATTTGCATCAAAATCAAACGGGCTTCTATTATATTCCATCAACGCCGTATAAGCTTCATTATAAGTTGCAAAGTAAGACACCGGCTTCAACAGCTTGCAAATCGGTCTACCTTCCGGAGTTTTACCAACAGTCACCATGGCCCGGAAGGGTTTTCTCAATGATTGTCCTTTGAGTTCGGATATTTGGCCGAATCCGTTTGGCAGGCGCTTTCTTTTGTTTGTACGAGGTTTACGGGGCTTTGTGGCCTCAGGCTTTAGGGGATAGCCACAGTGAGGGCAGGAGAGAGCCTTATCGCTGACCTGCAGCTCACATTCGGGACAGCTTATGAGCATTAAATCACCTCCAGTGGAGATATTTTAGCATATTATGTAGGAATAATCAACTCCTACATCTTGTGTCTGGCCATCAAATTCTGTAAGTTCAGGACGGGGGTTACAAGTTTCTATGCTAACTTACTAACTGCAAAAGCGTGGTACGACAGAATACATCGTACTAGCTAAGCTAAAATAGCAGTTGGAAGGAGCTGGAAAATTATGGAATTTGGCATTGGCTCGGTGCCTGTTGTGAAGGTGGCCGAAATTTACGGAAAAGATGCCAACTGGGTGCGGGCAGGAATCATTGAAGGATGGCTGCCTATCGGAACCGCTACGAGAAACGGAAAAGAGATTACATCGATCAAGGACATGGACTCTAAGTACGGACGTATAAATTATTATATTTCTCCGAAGAAACTTTACGAGGAGACTGGCTACGTCTGGAAAGGAGCAAAGCATGGCAACTAAGATACGGTCGAAGCTATCAAAGAAGAATCGTTACTGGATACCACCAGAACGTTACTACGAACTCAAGCATTTCTGTTTACAGTATCCCGACTGGAAGCGCGAATATCTGGCAGTTGACCCGATGGCTCACGAGTTTGAGCAGGGGGAGAAACTATCTGACACAAATAGGGTAGAGGATAGAACAGCCCTTTGCGCCGAGCGAAAGATCGAGTGTTCACAGAACATGGTCTTAATTGAGGAGTGCTGCGAGAAAGCAGACCCGGACCTTGCCCGTTATATTTTCAAGGCAGTCACTTCTAATCTAGGTTACACCTATCTCAAATCTAGGTTAGACATGCCATGCTCCAAAGATACCTACTATGACCGCTACCATAAATTCTTTTGGCATTTAAGCCACGCGCGAAAATGACATTGGGTATTATGGAGGTGTATCAAAATGTATACTGATATTTTTAAGTACGTCCAAGGAAATGAGAAGACTATCAAAAGAATGCAAAGGAGATCTGAATTTCTTGAGGCCCATCGTATTCGTGCACGGCACAAGGACGATGACTTTAGGAACTACAGAGTTTCGGAGCGATATGAGATGGCTATGCTCGACGAATCTATTGATAAGAGAGAAAAGTATCGGAGGAATTATTATAGAAAGCCTGTTGAATCAGTAATGAGCTGACAAGGTAGGACGTCTGAACATGGCGTCCTATTTTTCTTTTCGCGAAAATCTCAGGTCCTTATATGAAAAGAGTACAAAATACTCTGATATTTTTAAGGAGGAACCATTTATGAAAATGACACCTGTTAAGGAAGTACCTGGAAAGACTGGTCACTATTGCAATTTGCAGGGGGTGCTCAAGGAGTTTATGGCTATGGACGCAAAAGTCGTGAGGCTGGACGTTGATGGGTATAAATCTTCTACTGTAGCAGCATCCTGCATCAGTGTAGCTATCAGAAGATTCGGATACCCAATCAAGTCGTTTAAAAGAGGCGAATTTGTGTATCTGAGTAAAGTATCTTGAAGGGAGTAGGCTTCGTGGAAACACGGGGTCTTTCTTTTTATATTTTCCAGGACTCAGGTTACGAAAGGAAGTGGTATTTTCATATCGTAAAATTCCCCGGGATGAAAATTTGAGAAAACAGTTTAAAGGAGAATTTACATGGATTGGTTTTATATTGCTGCTACGGCGATTCTTGTTCTGGCTTCTTATATTATTGGAAGATCGCACGGAGTCAGCGAATTTCTTAGCGCCAACACAATCGGCAGCCTGCGAGTGGATCGTTCGGATGAGGATGGTCCTTTGGTTTTTATGGAGGTAGATCCTGGATTTCGGGATTTCGCGGAAATGGACGTTGTAATTTTAAAAGTAAAGCACGAGGATTTTATTCCGCGAAAATAACTGGGGCTATTATGGAACCATTTATTACTTTGAAAGGAGATTATTAAAATGGCAGATCAAAACAGCGAAATGTTGAACAAACGTATCGAGGAGACCCTCGGAAATTTGGAGACGCTGAAAGGAGAGGAACGTGCTCAGGCCGTGAAGGAGCTGGACACGCTGTACAAGCTCAGGATCGATGAAACGAAAAATGAGGTTGAAGCCCGCCAAAAGACATCTGAACATCAGGATCAGATGTTCCAGGCGCAGGCCGATCTTCACGAAAAGAGAATCGCTCTTATTGTGAATACAGCGGTGGACGTGGCAAAATTCGTGGGCCAGGTAAGCATGTATGGCATTCTCATCGTAGGTGGACTTAAGTTCGAGGAAACCGGTACGATCGGCTCACAGTTCGTTAAGGACACGATCCGCAGTTGTACGAAATTCTTGAAGAAATGAGGTTCGAAAAAGAGCTTATGGAAACATGGGCTCTTTATTTTTATTGGTGGGTGTGGTAAAATGCAATAAATCCCTGCAATTAGAAAGGAGAAAACTATGAAAAAGTTAATGGCTATTGGACTGGCTGCAGTTATGGCATTTGGATTGGCCGGATGTGGCGGAAGTCAGAGTGCGGCTGCGAGCTCTAAATCCTCCTCGCCGACAACTCCGGGATCGGCTTTTACAGATACCAAAGGCACAGATGATGCTAAAGAAACGCACTCGGCAGAAATGGAAGGCTCTATCGATTACGAGATTTCTCGTGGCATTACCGATTATGGCGAAAAAAGTTTGATGCTGACTTACACAAACAATACAAATCATCCGATTTTGAGTGCCCAGTTTTATTTCGAGCTTAAAGACGACTTAACAGATGAAGATAACGAACTGCTATCAAAGCTCCAGGAAGAACATGAAATTGACGATGATCAAATGGATTGGGCATATTTTCAGTCAAATACTGAATGCTATACAGACATTGGTGAAAGCTCCAAGCCAAGTCCTTTTACATTTTTTCTTGATTGCTTCACAGACGAAACATATTGCACCCTTGCGGATTATGGGCAGGTAAAACTAATATTCCTTGATGGTGAGAAATATTACCAGACAACCTACGATTTTTATTCCCAGACATTTACCTCGGTATCTCCGTACAAAAATGCCTACGAGTGGATGACGAGTGATATTGGCTTGTCGATCCCTCAGCCCGAAGGGTTCCCAACACTGGTAAGTTCCGACGATGAAAACTATGGCTTCGTTTATGTATATAACGTTTCCCTTAGCGATTTTGAAACGTATGTCGATAAATGCAAAGAGGCTGGATTTTCTAAAGTCGATTTCGATGGTGGAGACAATGTTACAATTGTGAATGACGAAGGAACAGAACTAAGTCTTTATTATGAAGCCAGCAGCGATCGAATGGTCGTACGGTTTGGCTAATTCCGCAGACCTCCTCGCCAAACCGGCAGGGGGTCTTTTATTTTGCCTATGAGATATTTTATTGAGAAACCAGAAATTACAACTCATATGTTTGGCCGAACCTATGAGTGTGACCATCCCTTATATAATAGATGTACTTTATATCAAATTGGTAATAAGGGGATAGCAATAGTACAGCAACGATTTGATGCGGATACCAAATCGACCTACTGGACTGAGATCGACCCATGGCTCAATGATATTTTGTATCTAAGTCCAGGATTCAGGGAGTTCTTTAATTCTTATGCTGCTGAAGGCTCCGAGGGGCTTTACCCAACGGTTACAATACGTCAGGTAATGTGGCGATTACGGCTCAAACCACTGAAAAGAGAGCGCTGGGAGACTGTTATTGACAGAAAAACATTGTAGGTGCGCGTAATTCACAAATCCTATTATGAAAGGAAAGCACATAATAGGAGGAATTACTATGAAAAAACTTTATGCGGTTTATGGCAATAATATTGATATGAACACTTTGCAGGACTATAGTCCGAGAGCCTACGAAGGCTTGGATGGACAGACTGTCTACATTGTAAAGGCAACCATTATTGAGGCAATTAAACTTACTGCAAAAATGAGCTTTAGAAATGCTACTGTAACTGCTTTCTGATCAATATTAGGGTTTATGGAAACATAGACCCTTTTATTTTTACCATCGCATATTTTTCATGGTATAATATGGACAACTTTTGAAAGGAGGCGGCTCAATGAAAGAGGTGATACTGGAATTTCTACGCAATATGAAAGACGAAGAGTATGCAAAAAATATTGCGTATGTAATTGCAGTTACGGCTTGTGCAATTGTAGTAATTGCCTTCATGCTGAAAGCGCTCTGAAAGAAACGGCTCTGTGGAAACACGGGGTCTTTCTTTTTGCGCGAAAAATGCACCTCCTTATATGGAACAAATTAAACTAAAGGAGGATTCTGAAATGGAATTTTACGTAATTTTGTTGATTTTCGCTCTGGGCTTACTGGTAGTTGGCGCTGCATTCGTCAACGGAGCCAAGTTTGTACTGGGCATGATCGGACGAATCGTGGATTGCATTTTTGGAAGACACGGTGATTGAACCAAAGGCAAGGCCTATGGAAACATGGGCTTTTGCCTTTTCTTTTTGCTACGCGAATTTTGCAAGTTCTTATATGGAGAAAACCAATTTAAAATTTGGAGGTATTTACTATGTTTAAGAAAATCTGGAACAAACCTATCACTTGGGGCGATTACATGACACTGACTGGTGTCTGCGTTGGTATTTATGGTGCCCTCGTAGGACCATACCTGCTGAGTGTATATGATATCCCTGAGAAGATCAAGGCAAAGTTCAAGAAAGAACCTGACGTAGAGACCTACGAGGATTGAAAGGAGGTATCCGAGCTAAGGCTCTGTGGAAACACAGGGTCTTAGCTTTTTCTTTTACCTTCGCGAATTTTGTAAGTCCTTATATGGAAATGGATAGCTTATGAGTAAAGCGCCCGGTATTTCGGGAGAACCAAGCTCGAACCTTGGTCTATTTCTTTTTGTTTTTATATTTGAAAGGAGAACCTAAAATGAATCTGAAACTCAACCGAAAAATTGTGAAGGAGATGGCAAGGAATGGACTTAAGTTTGTGGAAGATTGTTCACCTACTATTCTTACGGGACTGGTTGCAGCAGGAGTGCTCACGAGCGTTGGAATGGCTGTACGAGCTACCACCAAGGCGCTTCCGCTCATTGAAGAAGAAAAAGTACGTCGTTGTAAAGAAGGGTTGGACGACCATTTAAAGCCTGCTGATGTCGTAAAGGTTTGCTGGAAATGCTATGTGCCGACCGTGAGTATGGCCGCATTGACTGTGGTCTGCGCGATTGGTGCCAATAAGATCAACCTCCAGCGTAATGCCGCGCTTTCCTCTTTATATTCTGTAAGTTCTACGGCACTCAAGGAGTACGAGCAGAAGGTTATTGAGCAAGTCGGACCGGAGAAGAATGAAACAATCAAGAATGCTGTGGCAAAGGACCGTATGGAGAAAATTCAGATGGACGAGTCTGCAGCGCTTGGTGACGGCAATGTTTGGGTCTACGATACCTTTAGCGGACGAAAATGGCCGTGCAATATTGGTAAGATCAAGCAGATTGCCGGTGATCTTAACTGCGATATGGCGGTAAGCGGCGATTGGAAGAGCCTGAATGAGTTCTATATGGAAATCGGCCTGGATGAAATCAAACCTGGCGATTCATTAGGGTTTGATGCTTCTAACCTGATCGATCTGTGGTTCTCAGCCCAGCTGGATGATAACGGCCGACCTTTGGTGGTTATGGATTATAAAGTTATGCCCAAAATAAAATACAAGGAGATGTTTTAAATGTGCCCATGCGCCATGAGAGTTACCTATGCCTGGATGTTTGAAGGCAAAACTATGTACCGCGAAGGGTATGAGTGCTTGAAGTACCGCAAGGAATGCAAAGATACGAGAGTTTGCAAATACAACTTCGCGGAAATTTCACCGGCTAATATGGAAAGGAGGGAAGACAAATGATGCCTAAATTCACTATGACTAAGGTCATTAGTCTTGTTTCTATTATCGTAGTTGGCGTTGGCTCGGCAATTGGTCAATGGGCAACCATGAAAGAATGGAAAGAAGAGACTGATGAAAAGTCTAAGAAAGAGGACTAAGGTCTTCATCTGATCGAGAAACGGCTCCGTGGAAACACGGGGTCTTTTCTTTTATGCGCTAAAATTGCACATCCTTATATGGAGGTGTATAAAAAATGATCACACTTTATTACTTATTAGAATGTGCAGAAAGCTACTTTGAGAGGAAGGGCGGTATCCAGAAAATTATATTTTGGAGCGTAATCTCTCTTATCGTAGTGAGTGTATTCATGTGGTGCATGTGTGGTGCAATTGATGACCTTGTAGCCAGAGGGGTGTAAAAGCCCCTTTTGGTTTTGTTTTTTCTGGAAAGGAGAAATAAGATGCCGAGAACTCAGGATTTCGAGGTCTTGGACAAGTTTGAAAACGAACATTACTTCCTGCCGAGTAAGGATTGGCCGGAATATGAATTTCAGTATCAAAGCACTTGCCGATGGGCCTTGAATCAGATCCGTGAGTACATGGCCCAGAAGGCGAACGAGCACAAATCTATGATTGATATTTTGGAAGAACTTTACTGGATCTTCGACACCGGCATAGCAGAGTGCTGCGAGATGTACGATGAGAAGAATGAAATCAAAGCATGGCAATATCCACCACCGGATCTTGTATTTAGTGTTGGTAGAGCCATGGTTGAGGAAGTAGCAGGTTTATATTTATGAAAGGAGAATCCCAATGAAAATCAAGTATCCGCGAATCAATGTAAAACCGTTTGTCCATGCCTGTAAGGTCGGAATGGCCAAAAACGCGCCTACGATTCTGACTATGACCGGCATTACAGCGATGGCCAGCTCTACTTATTGGGCGGTGAAGGCTACCCCGAAGGCTTTGGCTTTGAAAGAAAAAGCTGAAGTGGAGAAAAACAAGAAGGCCGGGACGTTTAAAAATCAAAAGTTGCATTACTACGATGAAAAGGAAGGTGCCTTTGTTGATGGATTCCAGAATTGGGTGCCGTTGACCAAACTCGAAATTGTGCAGACTTGCTGGCGCTGTTATGCTCCGGCGTTTATTACCGGTGTGTTGGGTGCTGCCTGCCTGATCGGGGCCAACTCGATGAATCTGCGTAAAAATGCAGCACTGGCAGCGGCTTATGCGCTTTCTGAGACCAATTTCAAGGAGTATAGAGAAAAGACGCTTGAAGAAGTTGGTGAGAAGAAGGAAGAAAAGATCCGCAATGCTGTGGCCGAGGAGAAAATTACCAAGAATCCTGTAAATACCTCGACTGTGCTTGAGACTGGCAATGGTGATACCCTCTGCTATGACGCAATCTGTGGAAGATATTTTAAGTCGAGTATTGAAAAGCTCAAGAGTGCTCTCAACGAACTCAATATGGAGCTGGTTCAGGATGGTTATGTCTCGCTCAACCAATATTACGATTTGATTGGCCTGCCGGATGGGATGCTTGGAGATGACCTTGGCTGGAGTATCAATGACCATCATTCGACTGTACAGTTGGATCTGAGTGCACAGCTGACCAAAGATGAGGCTCAGACTCCTTGCATGGTTGTGGCCTTTAAGTACGGCCCTATCTACAATTACGATGCGTTTTAATCTCACGCGAAATTTGCAAGTCCTTATATGGAACAAGATTCCAAAAATTATATTTTATTAAAGGAGACTTTATCATGGAAAACGAGGAAATTATGATGAACGAGACTACTGAGGCTATGACTGACGTGGAGGAACCAATCACTGAAACCGAAACCAATGAGGAAGAATCGAGCAGCTTTATGCCTGCAGCGTTGTTGATCGCTGGCGGTGTGGCGGCTATTTACGGAGGTGTGACCTTCGCAAAGAAGCATGTCATCCCGCACGTGAGCAATGGCATTGCAGGCCTGAAGGCTAAGTTCGGCAAATCCAAGGGCAAGGCAGTGGAGGCCGAAGCAGAGGAAGTCGATGAGGACGAATCTGAAGAGTAATCTGTGAAAGACCTTAAGAAATTTAAGGAATTGTTCGAGCTAAGGCTCTGTGGAAACACAGGGTCTTAGCTTTTTGTTTTTGCTTTGAAAGGAGAAAAAAGCAATGACTGTACAAGAGTATCTTAATAAGACTCGAAAAATTATGTGGTCCCGCACACGACCTTATATTCATTGCCCCGACGGATTTGAAATTTCTGTTCAGGCATCAGCCATCCATTACTGCATCCCTAGAAGGGATAATGCGGAATTTTATAAAAAGGTTGAGTTAGGGTACCCGAATCTTAAGGATGATTTAATTATTGAATATGCGGAGACTCCAGATAAGCCGACCGAAACAGTTTACGGCTTTGTTCCTATTGAGCTCGTCGAGAAGCTTATTCAAAAGCATGGCGGCATTGTCAACGTTCCTGATTTTGATATGGAGGATTGAATTATGAGTTTCGGTAAGAATTTGTTTGTGTTCGTGTCTGGCGCGGTTGTCGGTGCTGGTGCGTTGGCTGGATTTGCTGGCTGGCAGATGTACAAGGCACTCAAGAAGAATGACATTTTGTACACGGCGGTCCGCAGTTCCGTGGATGCCGGAGTAAAGGCTGCCTCGAGCGAATTCAGCGAGCATGGGGCTAAAGCTATAGTGAATATGGTGTTTGGGTGTACGAAGAAACATAATAAGGTTTCCTATTGGGATCGTTACCATAAGTTTGGGGAGACTTGTGGCTTTGGCATCGACCAGGTAAGCTTTGGCAGTCGGAAAGAAGCTGCAAATGTTCTTCATCGTCTTGCCGATATTCTGGACCAGTATGGAACAGTCACGGTCGCGGATTTCTATGACGAAGCTGGAGTCGCCTGTCCTTCTTATTCTGGTATGGATTATGGATGGAAGGACATTGGCGATGCTTATGTTGTCAAAGTCCGTTCTGGATGGTCTATTTCTCTTCCTGACCCAATTAAACTGGAGTGATTTATGTGATGCGTTATATTTTCAAAGGTCATGTGGTAGACCAGTTTGGGACTATGCTTGACCGAAACTGGAAAGGGGAGACCTTTGCACCGAGTATGGCAAAGGCGAAGTCGAACCTGAATTACCAGTGGAAGAAACAAAATAACTACCCTCGGGAGACGAAAGTGATTCTCGAGGGTCATTTTACATCCGAAATGGATTTTCTGAAAGGAGTTAGCTGATGGCAGAATATGATATGCCCAATAACAGCCACGCATTTAAAAATGGGCAGGTGAAAGAAAAGCCCAAGACCCAGAAGGTGATTGAGGGCACGGCCAAGACCAAGAAGAAGACCAATGCCCGGAAACTGGCTGATATTTTCCTGCCGGAGGATGTTACCAGCGTTAAGGAGTATATCTTCTGGGAGAGAATCGTGCCAGCTATCAAGGACATTATCCATGATACGGTGGATACTTTCCTGTATGGTGAGTCCAGAAGGCCGAGTTATTCGAGTGGTTCCCGAATCTCGTATTCCGGATATTATTCTGGCAGCAATCGTCCGGAGCCCCGAAAGGATACTGGCCGCCCCCGGAATGCCTTTGATTACGATGACATTATCTTTGACAGTCGTATTCAGGGCGAGCAGGTGCTGGACAATCTGATTGATATTTTGGACCAGTACAATATTGTGACGGTTGGTGACCTTTACGATTCGGCAGGCATCACGACCACGAACTATATGGTCAATCGTTATGGCTGGGATAACCTGGCGGATTCGAGTGTTGTCCGAGTACGAGAGGGCTATACCCTGAAGCTGCCTAAGGCTAAACCTATTTGAAAGGAATGATATTTTTGGAAACAGAACCATGTTATCGAGCTCAGCTCGAGAAAGCGATCAGAGAGACGATCAGAGAGGGTAGTGAACTCGATGAAGCAATCGGAGAGGCCAGAGAGCAGCAGAGAAATATGTCTCCATTTATGTCCCCATTCGATTATTCCGGCCCTAAATTTACAGATGACGAACTTCGGTTCAGGGATATTACTGAAAAAATGAGGAAAACTTTCCTGAAGAAAAATCATGATTACGGTAATAGTTTTCATGAAACTTGGGACGAGTTTGGCGACAAGGGTATCATTACCGCTCTTACGCAAATTTCTCACAAGTATCATCGACTTATGAATATTGGCCTCGGCACTAAACCTTTGGTCGATGAATCAATCGACGATACACTACTCGATATGGCAAATTACTGCATTCTTACAATTATGGAGCTGGAAAAAGCTCGTAACAATGAAAAGGAGAACTGATTATGAAACTTTCTAACATTATGTCCGTTGCTGGCCGCAATTTGTCTGTGGCTAAGCTAAAGATTTCTAAGCACAGCCCGGAACTGCTGCTGATCGCCGGTATTGCCGGTGGTGTCGCGAGTGCGGTCATGGCCTGCAAAGCTACCACTAAGGTGTCTGAGATCCTGGATAAGACCTCTGAAGATGTTGCCAGCATTCATCAGGTTGAGGCGAATCCTCCGATGGGCTCCGATTATTCTCACGAGGATGCACAGAAGGATCTTGTCATCACTTATGTGCAGACTGGTGTAAAGCTCGCCAAGCTGTATGGTCCGAGCCTGGTCGTAGGCGGTCTGTCCGTGGCGGCAATTCTCGCTTCTAACAACATCCTGCGTAAGCGTAATGTAGCTCTGGCTGCTGCGTTCAGCACAGTTTCTAAATCCTTTGAGGAGTATCGTGGCCGCGTGGTGGAGAAGTACGGCAAGGACGTTGACAACCAGCTGCGCATGGGCACCCATGAAGAGGTTGTGCAGGAGACTGTGACCGATGATATGGGCAACGAGAAGCAGGTTTCCAAGACTGTAAAGGTCACGAATCCTCTGGGAAGCCCGTACGCCAAACTGTTTGATGAATGTAACCCTAATTGGGAAAAGAATCCTGATTACAGCCTGATGTTCTTAAAGTCTCGTCAGCAGTTCGCTAATGACAAGTTGCGCAGCCAGGGTTATCTGTTCCTGAATGATGTGCTTGACTCTCTTGGCATTCCTCGCTGCAAAGAAGGTCAGATCGTTGGCTGGGTTTTCAAGGGCGATGAGGGCGATAACTTTGTTGACTTTGGCCTGAACGAAGAAAACGAGTGGGTCCAGGACTTCATGAACGGTGACGAGCCCAGTGTTTGGCTGGATTTCAATGTGCAGGGCAACATTCTGGACCTGATCTAACATGATATTTTGAGGAGGAATCAGTATGCGTGACATTCTTGGTTATACTTTTGCCACAATCGCCGGTGTTTGCTTTGCCGGAGGTATTGCGGTCCTTTCCGGCGGAAAGGGGAAGTAAATGGACTATCTCGACAATCTGCTGACCACCCTCGATTATATTCTCAACTCAAAACGTAAGCGCCATATTGTTGGCGGAATCCTTATCAGTATGTCAACCCTATTTGCCGGGTTGGCTGTTACTGTGATGAGCATCAAGGAGGACGATGATGAATAAGGTTTTATATTTTGGCATCATGGCCGGCGCTGCCGCTATTGCTGCAGTGGCTACCTGGGTGTATGCCAAGGACAAGTTTGCAAAGCAGGCCTCGGATGATATTTCCGAGATGAAGGCTTATTACAAGGAAAAGTATGAGTCCAAGCCAAAGGAAGCACCTAAGGAACCCAAGAAAGAGCAGCCGAAGACCGAGGCTCAGAAGAAGGCTGAAGATCTTAAAACTTATCGCCAGATGGCACGGGACAAGTACAAAGCCAATCACGAGGAGGAAGAAGGAAATCCCCATGTGATTACGCCGGAGGAATTTGGCGAGAATAACCACTACGACCGAATCACTCTGACCTATTATGCCGACCACGTGCTGGCAGATGAGAACGATGAGGTCATTCGGGATGTCGAGGAGACGATCGGATTCGGCAGCCTGAATCACTTTGGAGAGTACGAGGCGGATATCGTGTATGTACAGAATGATATTCTCAAATGCTACTACGAGATTACTCGTGATCTGCGCAAATACGAGGATGTTGCCGGAGAACTGCCTTACCGTCCGGAGGTAAACTGAACTTATGACGAAAAACGAGACTGACGCCGCCTATTTCGACTGGATGTGTGGTCTTGTAGCGAAAGATTTTAAAGACGGCGGGCGTCAGTATCGTAATCTACTGAACACGCTGAACCAAATTGACTTCCGCTACTCGATCCCGCTGGATTCCAACCGAGAGGCAGACGGCATTGATTTGCGATACCGTTTCGGCTATGAGAAACATGTCAGAGACTATGTTATCGCAAGATATTTGGATGACCACCCCTGCAGTGTGCTTGAGATGATGATTGCATTGGCCCAGCGATGCGAAGAAAGCATCATGGACGACCCGGAGGCGGGTAATCGCACCGGCGTTTGGTTCTGGGCTATGATCAATAATCTCGGCCTCGAATGTATGAGTGATGACGATTTTGATGAGCTCTATGTCGAAGAGCACATCCAGCATTTTTTGGACCGCCAGTATTCCTATCAAGGAGATGGCGGTCTTTTCTTTGTCCGAAAGCCGCCTATGGACATGCGCCGGGTGGAAATCTGGACACAGCTGAACTGGTATCTCAATGAGAACGATTGATATTTGAAAGGGGAAATAACCATGTATAAAATCGGAGGTTATGCCAAAGAGGATGATACCCACAAGGTTCACTATGTCAAAGTACCTGAAAACCATATCGTAATTGATTTTGATTTTGGTTTGAAAGGAATCCAGCTGCACCATTTATGTTCTGGTGATGTTACAAAAATCATGAGAACGATTGATATTTGAAAGGGGAAACCATGGAAGACGAAAAAGCAGTACGCCATATTCTTTCTCTGCTTTCTGGACTGCCGGAGGAAGCATCCTATCAAGATCATGCCTATACAATTATGGGTCTACCTGATGATGCAGAATTTCTAGAAGAATCATCGATCAATTGTGTAGTTTTACAGTTTGGAAAGGAGAACTTGAAATGAAAATCACTAAAACTTTCGTTATTTCCACCGTGGATGATCTCACGAAGTATGTAATCCACTCCGATAAAGTCCTCGCAAGTGAAATTGCGGGACTTAAGTTTCAGTATGCTTGGATTGCTGTTGCTTTGGGCATTTGTTGGATTTCCAATATTCGAATGAACAACCTTACTGATCGCCGCCTTCTATTGCCGGAGAGTGATCTTCGTGAGCGCCTGGAAAAACAGTTGAAAGAAGAATCTAAACATAACGATAAGGACGAAGAAATGTAATGGTTGACTTTCTCGAAATCGGCCGAGTGAACAAAAAGGGGTATACCGAAATATACCCAAAGTTTGTTCTCAAGCGCCGTTCTGAAGATTTGATGATTCGGGGCGGAGACTTTTACGCGATTTGGCTCGAAGATCGAGGGCTGTGGAGTACGGATGAGATGGACCTGACGTACCTTGTGGATCAGGAACTAAGCAGGGTGAGCCAGGAAATTCGGGATAAAGGAAATGTCGTAAAAACGCTGTACATGTGGGATGCAGAATCCGGCATGATCGACCAATGGCACAAATTCTGCCAGCGGCAATGTCGAGACAACTTCCACATGCTGGACGAAAAATTGATATTTTCCAATCAGGAACTGAAAAAGACGGATTATGCCTCAAAGCGTCTGAACTATCCGCTGGAAGAAGGGAATACACCTGGGTGGGATAAACTCATGAGCGTATTATATTCTCCGGCGGAGCGGCACAAGATCGAGTGGGCAATTGGATCGATCATTACCGGTGACTCGAAGGATTTGCAGAAGTTTATGGTTCTGTATGGTCCACCGGGCAGCGGTAAATCGACTGTGCTCAACATTATCCAGCAGCTTTTTGATGGATATTACTCGGTCTTTGATGCTAAGGCGCTGGGCAATCCGTCAAACTCGTTCGCGCTTGAGTCCTTTAAGACAAATCCTCTGGTTGCTATTCAGCACGATGGTGATTTGTCTCGGATCGAGGATAACACTCGCCTGAACAGCCTTGTCTCTCACGAGTTGATGACCGTAAACGAAAAGTTCCGATCTGCCTATGCCAATCGGTTTAAAGCATTCCTCTTTATGGGTACGAATAAGCCGGTAAAGATCTCGGATGCAAGGTCCGGTATCCTGCGCCGACTTATTGATGTAGAGCCCACTGGCGATAAACTTTCCGGTAAAGAATACCGCCATGCCATGAAGCAGATCCCGTTTGAGCTTGGAGGGATCGCTTGGCACTGCAAGGAAGTCTACGAAGAGGACCCTGATTATTACGATGACTATGTGCCGACGAATATGATGGGGGCTTCCAATGACTTCTATAACTTCGTATCGGATTCGTACTTGATATTCTCGAAAGAAAACTCCACGACTCTGAAAATTGCCTATGAGATGTACAAAAATTACTGCGACGATGCTAAAGTGACCTACCCCTACAACAAGCGACTCTTTAAAGAGGAACTGAAGGCTTACTTTACTGTCTTCGAGGAAAAGCATGTAGATCCCGATGGCAATACGATTCGTGGATGGTACGAAGGGTTTGATCTCAATAAATTTGATGGCAGCGGTGAGAAAAAGCCGGTTGAAGAACCCAAAGAGGAACCGCATCCTGCCATTGAGTTTAAAGAGCAGCACTCGGCCTTTGATGATATTTGTGCTGATTGTCCAGCCCAGTATGCCAAAGAGGATGAGACCCCTAAGTGGAAGTGGGACGGAGTTAAAACGAAGCTCAAAGACCTTGATACCCACAAGGTTCACTATGTCAAGGTGCCGGAGAACCATATCGTAATTGATTTTGACTTGAAAGGAGGAGACGGATTTAAGTCGTTTGAGCGCAATCTGGAGGCTGCTGCAAAGTGGCCCAAGACGTACGCAGAACTTTCCAAGTCCGGAAAAGGCATTCATCTGCACTATTTATATTCCGGCGATGTTACAAAACTCATGAGAATTTATGAGGAAGACATCGAAGTGAAGGTTTTTACCGGCAAAAGCAGCCTGAGAAGAAAATTGACCCTTTGCAATAACCTCCCGATTGCGACGATCAGCTCGGGACTACCCTTGAAAGGAGAAAGCAAAGTGGTTAATTTTGAAGCTGTGAAAAATGAGAAAGCCATTCGAACGATCATTCGCAGGAATTTAAATAAAGAGTATCACGACAATACGCGCTGCTCGATGGATTTCATCAAGAAAACGCTGGACGATGCCTACAATGCAGGTGTTAAGTATGATGTGCGGGACATGTACAATGATATTTTGGTGTTTGCCATGAACTCGACGCACCAGTCAGAGTATTGCATGAATCTTGTACCAAAACTGCACTTCTGTAGTGATGAGGCTTCTGCTCCGGTTGTCAATGACGAGGCACCTATCGCATTCTATGACTGCGAGGTGTTCCCGAATCTCTTCTTAGTCAACTGGAAGGTTGCAGGCGAGGGCAAGACCGTTGGCCGCATGGTGAACCCTACTGCACAGGACATGGAAAATTTGATGAAGTATCGTCTGATTGGCTTTAACTGCCGCAAGTACGATAATCACATGATCTATGCCCGAATGCTTGGATATTCTAACGAGCAACTGTACGACCTCTCGCAACGTATCATTGCCGGTGATAAGAATGCCTTCTTTGGGGAGGCGTACAATATCTCCTACACAGATATTTACGACTTCTCGAACAAAAAGCAGAGTCTCAAGAAATTCGAGATCGAGTTGGGCATCCATCACCAGGAATTGGGCCTGCCTTGGGATAAGCCGGTACCGGAAGAACTTTGGGGCAAGGTGGCTGAATATTGTGATAATGATGTTATTGCAACAGAGGCTGTATTTAATGCCCGTAAGGCCGACTGGGTGGCACGGCAGATCCTGGCGAGTTTGTCGGGCCTGACGGTCAATGATACGACCAACCAGCACACCACCAGAATTATATTTGGTGGAGAGAAAAATCCGCAGTGGCAGTTCAATTATCGTGAACTGTGGAAGCCTGTGCCTTATACCAAATACGAAGAGCTGCGTGAGAAACTCGGCGACGATTATGATTTCCGTGTCTGGAATGAGAAAGGCGAACCGCAGTACCGCAGTTATGTGCCCGGCGAGGAATTGCCGGTGGGTTGGAGTATTCTGCCGTTCTTTCCGAATTATGTATGGACTGGGGCGAAATCCTACTGGTGCACTGATATTTTGGATGCCGACCGGTGCCGAGCAAATCCTGAGTATTTGTATGAGCTTTTGGACCGGCAGAAAGAACTTGACAAAAACCAGCCGAGTGATCCATCGAATCGTATCATTCTTATCGAAGAAGTCGGTGAAGGTGGTTACGTCTATTCGGAGCCTGGTATGTATGGCAAGGTGGGGTTGGATGATATTGCTTCGATGCACCCTTCCAGCCTAATTGCAGAGCGGCATTTCGGCCCTTATACGAAGAATTTCGCTGACCTGAAGACTGCTCGTGTGGACATCAAACATCACGATGTAGAGGCTCTCAGGGGGATTCTGGACGGCAAATTGGTGCCGTTTGCTGAAGCGATTGCTGCTGGCAAGGCTGAGTATGATTGGGACGATCTGGCGTTTGCGCTGAAAATTGCAATCAACTCGGTGTATGGACTGACTTCGGCCAAATTCAGTAACGCCTTCAGAGATCAGCGTAATAACGACAATATTGTTGCGAAGCGTGGGGCTTTGTTCATGGAAACACTCAAACGAGAAGTCCAGAAGAAGGGTTTCATCGTAGCGCACATCAAGACTGATTCCATCAAAGTGCCCGATGTCACGGATGATATTCTTGACTTCATCGACAAGTATGGCCGGGAATATGGGTACATCTTTGAGCATGAGGCCACTTACGACCGTATCTGCCTGGTGAATGATGCTGTGTACATTGCTAAATACAATGAGCAGGGTATCATCAACAAGGGCGGAAAACATGCCAATGAATGGACGGCTACTGGTACACAGTTCCAGATTCCGTATGTATTCAAATCACTGTTCAGCAAAGAGCCTATAAAGTTTGAGGACGTGTGCGAGACCAAGCAGGTGACTTCGGCTTTATATTTGGATATGAACGAAGGAATGCCGGAGGATCAGCACGACTACAAATTCGTGGGTAAGGTTGGTTTATTCTGTCCTGTGAAGCCCGGCTGTGGTGGCGGTATTCTGGTACGTGAGTCTGACGATAAAAAGACCGGCGGGAAGAAATACTCAGCTGCTACAGGCTCTAAAGGCTATCGCTGGATGGAAGCGGAGATGGTTAAGAAACTCGAGAAAGAGGATTGCATCGATAAATCGTATTATCAGAAAATGTGCGATACGGCGGTGCATGATATTTCCGAGTTTGGCGACTTCGAGTGGTTTGTCTCGGATGAGCCGTACATTGGGTGCAGCTATGATGAGCATGGAGCGCCTATTTATGATGATGTGCCGTTCTAACGCGAATTTTACAGGCCCTCATATGGAGAAATCCAATAATTTAACTGGAGGTTTGTGAAATGAATAAACTTGGAAAAGCAGTTCTGATTGGTGAAACCATTATGGTTGTTGGCTTTATATCATATGTAGCCGGGGCTACTGATATCGTTTACGCTTTACGCGATTCGACATTGGCAGGTTTTAATGCTACCAAATATGATGTTGAGAATAATTATTCTGGTGGTTTTAGGCAATTGATTCGCTTAGCATTATTCCGTGCAGCAACCGATATTAAGGACTAACTTCAAAGGCTACGGCCCTGTGGGAACATGGGGTCTTAGCCTTTTCATTTTGAATGGAGTGGTATTTTGACTAAAGAAAAAGCAGAAGATCTTTTTAGCTATTGGCTCCGTATTCTTGGGATTGAAAATTGGAATATTGTTTTTGATTGGGCAGTACGGAAATCCAACATGGCACTCGAAGATACTTATGGGACATGTACCTATAATCGTGAAATTCAATCGGCCATGATACAAATTATGGACGAGCTGGATATTGGAGCCACGGATACACTTGCGCCTTTTGACTATGAAGTAGTGTTAGTTCATGAGCTTCTTCATATTAAATTTGCATGGGCGGATAATCCGGTTAATGACCTTGAAAAAGCACTTACGCATTCTTTGATCCAAGAGCTTGCAAAGAGCTTTGTTCAAACCAGGCGGACGCCTAACTAAAGGAGTGATATTTTCTGAAAGCAAAAGACTATTTTAAGAAGTACCTCGACACCTACAAGCATCGTGAGTATTACGGCTTTACTGACAAGGAAGTTGGGGCGCTGATCCGTAAGGAGTTTATCAAGGAGACGAACGAGCTGATCGACCTGAGAAAAATCAAGTCGAACTGGCAGCTCGTGACGATTCTTGGCGAGCAAAACGACAAATGGAATGCCCTGGCGAAGATCTTTAAAAACAACCTGGGGTCGAGCCCTATCAACAAAAACGAGTTTCGTCGCAGAATTGTGCCGGAGGAATGGCCCTCGGTAAAAGAGCCTGCTGGTGACTGCGACAATGATATTTGAAAAGGAGAAAACTGTAATGGCTGAACGTATGAATAAACTGGTGATCGACAATGCACGTCTGATCTTCAAGAATTTCTCGGGAAAGGGCGATAACTACAATCGTGAGGGCGACCGCAATTTTGCTGTTATCATCGATGATCCCAATGCCGCTGAAGATCTGGCCGATGCTAGCTGGAATGTGCGTCCTCTGATCTCCAAAGATCCAGATGAGGAGCCTACCCATTATATTAAGGTGAAGGTCAGCTTCAAGGTTCGTGCTCCGAAGGTTCGTCTGCTTTCGAATCATAAGCAGGTCTTCCTCAACGAAAACACGATCTCCAGCCTGGACTTTGCTAAGATCGAAGAGTGTGGCGTTGTCATCAGCCCGTATATGTGGGAGGTCAATGGTAAGAGGGGCATCTCGGCGTATCTGGATTCGATGTATGCAAAGATCGAGGACGATCCGTTTGCAGATAAGTATGCGAACTATGTTGAAACCGAGATCGATAATCCCGATGGTTGCCCGTTCTGATTGATATTTTGGGGTGCCCGATTTGAGAGGGTTAAACGGCGTATTACGGTACGGCCCCAATGAAAGGAGAAAATGATGGCTGCATTTATGAAAGGCGACCGGGTTGCTATTACAGATCCTGTCTCTCCGTTTCGTATGAGACCTGGGCGGATCTCTGATATTCAGTTTACCAGTAACAACGATCTTTTCTATAAAGTTGACATTACCCACACCGAAAATTCTGTTTGGGTTGATAAGCGTAACATTATTCGGCTGATGGAGCCTGAGCAGGAACTTTGGAAATTCTTTATTTACCAGGATCGGCCGATTGTCGCTTACACTGTGGCTGAAGAATTTTCTGGCGAAGAATGGGATACAGTTCTATCTATCGCGAACGGGAAAGGTATCCCTATCACTAATATTTCTATTCGACTTGGCACTATGAATAAAATTATTTGGGAGAAAGGAGACGCAAATGAGGAAGTTTGAACCTGGTAATGTTTATTCTACTCCGGGTGTGAATGCAAAGCTCGAGGATGCAGGGTTTATGCGGTTTATGATTGTCTCTTTAAACCGGCATATCAACGGTGACTGGGGCAACATGTGTGATGAGGATAAGGCCGCCAACGAGGAAGCACTTGTGTATGGGCTGCGGCTGATGAGTGTCTATAAGCGCATGGACCATCCCGATGACACGATTTGGATAATTACGGAAGCAGATCGAAGTGCTACTACGATTTTGCTGCCGGACGAATATTGATATTTTGGAGGAACTAATTATGATGGTTTTATTTTTGATCGGACTTATGGCATTGATTGGGGCGGGGCTTATGATCATCTCTGGAATCCAGGCAATAATCAGCTTAGGGATTGCCCTGATTATCAAGATGGTTTTGGGCCTGGCCGGAATCGTTTGTGGGATTTTGCTGCTCATGTTTGTGGTGGCTATTGTGGAGGATTTGACGAGCAAATGATGTTTTTACAGATTTTGGGATGGATTTTGATGCTTCTGCCACTTGCTGGTATCTTGATTCTATCGTTTATTGCCGACTGGCGAGGAACTCTCTTTAGCCTAGCTATGGTGGGGATGATGTTTCTCGGGGCATTCTTATTAAGAGGTAAATTATGAGTTTACGAGATTGTCTGTACCTTCTGGGCGTTATGGTGCTTATATTTGCAGCAGGAGTTACTGGGCGTTGGGATTACCTCGGCCACATGCTCGATGGTGCGGTTATAATGTTTTTATATTTGAAAGGTAAAGAAAAATTATGACTTCGATAATTATGGTGCTTTTTATAATTGGGCTTATAGCCAGCGGACTCTTGATCCCAGCAATATTCGTGGAGATTTATGGAGAAACAGATAGCATGCTTGAATCTTTGGCCGCGACACTGTGTATTATTCTGTTGGCATGGCTTTTGTTTGCTGCCTTTGTTGGAATCATTGTGTTTCCGTACTATTTTATTACAGTTTTACTGAGGTGATTGTATGAGAACATTCTTTCATATTTTAGGCTGGATTCTGCTGCTAACACCGTTTATTGCACTTTCTGTAGCCGTGGCATTGACATACGGATGGACTGGGGTGCTGGTTCTGGGTAGCACAGTAGCTTTAACTGGGATTATTCTCTTGGCTATTTGGTTGATATCCTATTAAGGTGATAACATGATGAAACTTTATGACTTCCAGCTTGAAGCTATTAAAAAGATGAAGCGGGGCTGCATTCTTTGCGGAGATGTTGGAAGTGGGAAGTCGATTACTTCTCTTGGATACTACTATCTACGAAACGGAGGCGATATTGAAAGCTTAAAAGGCGGAGATTATGTACCTATGGATGACCCGCCGAAGGATCTTTATATTATCACAACGGCCCGAAAGCGCGATACTCTCGAATGGGAGAAAGAGCTTGGGCCGTTTCTTATGTCCACGCATAAGGATTGTGATATTTACAGGCACAACGTTGTGGTGGACTCGTGGAACAACATCAAAAAGTATGTTGGAGTGTACGGTGCGTTCTTTATATTTGATGAACAGCGTGTAGTAGGATCTGGCAGCTGGGTGAAGGCGTTTTACAAAATTACTCGTAAGAATGAGTGGATTTTGCTGTCGGCTACCCCCGGAGATACCTGGAGCGATTATATTCCGGTCTTTGTGGCAAATGGGTTCTACAAAAACAAGACAGAATTTTTACGTAAGCACGCTGTTTATTCACAGTATTGCAAGTCGTTTCCAAAAATCGAACGGTTCGTGGATACAGGGCACCTATGCAGACTGCGCAATGATATTTTGGTGCCGATGGATTTCAAGCGAGATACCGTGCAGCATCACGAGTATCTGATGGCGGAGTTTGACCGAGAAGGGACGAAGCAGCTTTTCAGAACCCGTTGGAATCCGTGGAAGAACGAACCGATTGAGAATGCTTCAGAGCTTTATTACTGTGCCAGGAAGATTACGAACTCTGATATTTCCAGGCAGACACTAGTTTTGGAAGTGTTTGAGGATCATCCGAGATTGATCATCTTCTATAACTTTGATTATGAGCTTGATATTTTGAAAGGGATGAATTTTGGTGAAAGTGTTGCCGTGGCAGAATGGAATGGGCATAGGCATGAACCTATACCGCAAACCGATTCCTGGGTGTACCTTGTACAATATACTGCGGGGGCAGAAGGATGGAACTGCATCACAACTGACACGATTCTGTTTTACTCCCGAAACTACTCATACAAAATCTCAAAACAATCAGAAGGGCGTATTGACCGACTGAACACACCTTATAAGGATCTATATTACTACCATCTCACTTCTAAATCCTTCATTGACCTGCGGATTGCCAAGGCCTATGAAGAGAAGCGGGATTTTAATGCAAATCGAGATTTCAAACGTCACTATGGTGATTTCTGAAAGGAGAAATTCAGATGAAATTCTTAATTGACAGGGCTTCTTTGGGAGCCGATGATGTAAAGCCGTGTGAAGGAGCTATTAAACTTGATGGCGGCGGTTATGGGATCAAGATTAAAAACATTGAAGATCTCATGAAAATTATCGATGAAACTGGATTTCCGATTATCGTGTATGGCCAGGACCACAACTATAAAGGGTCTCTCCCATTTCTTAGTATTTACGATGACTATATCGAGTGAGGCTACGTGATGGGATACAAGGCTCATGATCATCAGGAAAGACGGTGTATGGATTGCCTGTTTCTGAAAAGACGCAAGACCTGGAATAATTCTAAACGATATTATGAATACGGATGGTTCTGCACATGCACAAATCAGGAGATCCACAAAATTAGAAATGAAGATTGCTGGGTACTTAGTGATTCGTACCCATACGGAAAAATGGAGGTTAAGTAAAATGGGTGTTTTTGCATTTGTTGGCGGTATCATCATTGGGACTATTTTTAGCGCTACCGCGTTATATTTTACCACCATGAAAGATGATGAGAAGGAAATTGAAGCTGCTCGCCAGGAAGCTGCTACCTGGGAAAGCCAGGCGCGGCACTGGGAAGCCGAAGCAATTCGTGCGAAAGACAATGAGCGAATTGCACGAAAGATGCAGCAGTATTGGAGAGCACGCTGCATGAATGAGCACTTTGGATTCAATGCCGCCTGTGATGGTGACGGAGTCCGACCGGTGGTTGTTTGCCGAGACGAAAACAATGATATTTGTGATGGGCTGCTTTTGGCTGCAGTAAAGGAGGAAAGCGCAGGATGAGTGAGAGCAATGTGCTGATTTTGCAGTGTGATGTGGTGCTCAAGAACTATGAAATGAATGAACTCTACGATACAATCCTCGAGCAAAAGAAGCAGGGTGTGATTTTGCTTCCGTCTTATGTCAAAGTTGTGAATGTTCCAGAGGAAGTGACCAATGGAGAACTTGTTGTTATGAACAGTGAGGAGTACAAACCTGAGCCGAAGAGGTATGTAATCAAACGAGTTAGCGGGAGCAAGGAAGTCTCTTATGTACTGAATGTTAGACCAAGCTATGGACGTGCATTACTTGTTGATTATACAGAGTATAAAATGATCGCTCGAGAATTTCGTGAGAAAGAGGCCAATGAATTGCTGAAAAAGCTCGGAAATGGCTACGAAATAGAGGAACTTTAATATGGAAACTCGTACTAAGGAAGTCTTTTATGATATTTACTGCAAGAAGTGCAAGTATTACGAATTGGAGCCGTACAAAAACCCGTGCAACGAATGCCTGGCGGAACCGTATAACATGGACAGCCACAAACCTGTGAACTTTAAGGAGGATAAGTGATGGAATTTGGTAATGTGTATGAAGTGTTCGAACCCGGCGATCTAGTAAAGATCAATAATGTTCGTAATATTCATTGTGGACGCACTGGAACTATCATTGGCATATCACATACAGGTCCAAATGATGTTTGTTACTATGATGTCAGACTTGATCCAACTGTGTTTGACGTTGGCCGAGATGTAAAAGGCTTTGATATTTGGGTAGACGCTAGAAGCCTTACGCACAGATTTCCTGAAAAAACTGAAATTGTAATGGGGCTTCGGAGTTGCAAAACATTGTATCAAGGTTTAAAGAAGCTTCAAGATGAACAAGCAGAGGATACAGTAGAGTATACTAAAGAACTGCTCAACAAACTCATTGGAGGTACTGATGAAATGAAAAATGTCGATGTTAAGAAGATTATCTTTAGCGGCCCTAAGACGATTGTGCTGTGGAGTGATGGGACAAAAACCATCGTATCCATGAGCAAAGATGAAACAAACTTCGATCCGGAAGCCGCTTTCTGTGCTGCTTACACGAAGAAAATGTTTGGAACAAACAGCAAAATTAAACGTGTTATCAAAGAAAAATCCAACATTGAGCAGCACCAGAGAATTGTTGAAGAAAAGCTAAAAGAAGAACTAGCAAAGATCAGTCAAGACTATGACAAGTTTATGAGAGAGCTATGCCCCTGGCTTTACACCGGAGAGAAACTAACAGAAGTCGATTCTGCTTGCGCAAATGATGAAGAATCTTCTAACGAAGATATGGAGAAAAGCAATGGCAACAACTGATATTGTAGTCAAGCCTGAGAGACGGCTTTGCGAAGTAAATGGCGAGTATGGATATTTCCATTGCTGGGCATTGAGACCATTGGGATATCTTAAAAAAGTCGGTTACACCTCAGAAACCGTAGCAATCATCGAGTTTGAAGATCGGGTTGCCTGCATTTATCCTTGGGAAGTGAAGTTTGTTGATGAGGAAAATCATGAGCTTCACTGGATGAACGAGCATGAGAGAAAGGAGAAAAGTGATGAGCTTTAAGGTTGGAGATAGAGTAAAAATCGTTAATGAAGGGCGGACTGGGGTCATTAAAGATCTTTTTCGGTCATGGCCTGTCAGATACCTTGTGCTGAGAGATGCATTATTTAAAGGCGAAAAGGGGCGCTACGCTTCAGTCTCCGAACAGAACTTGGAGCACATTGACCCCGCACAGTATGCTCTTAATGAAGGGTTTAACGACTATATGAAAGCAGCGGGGTATGACTCGAAAGAGAAGGGAGAGGCAATGGATAATTTGTACTATATTGTAAATATAGGTTGCGATAACGAAACTCGTGGATTGGCGATTATTTCAGATGAAGAATTCCCTCGTTTTAAGCAGATTATCGAAGACCTCAATAAGAATTCACAATATGGATGTATGCCGACCATTTCAATTTACAAGATTGATGGCAGCCTTATCAGGCCTGCTAATGATACAGATGATGCTTGTGATATTTTGTATCTTAACAATGCCAAATATGTTCTGGCCAAATATATCTGGAAACCTAGACCTAATGGTCGTGGAACTGAGTTAGTGAAAGGAGTAGAAAAGGTATTATGATTAAAATTGAAAAGACTGATATTCATGGCTGGGAGGCGGCCATTCGTGGGGCTCGGAACTCGTTTAACAGCTGGGATAAGAGTGATAGCGAGTATTTATCATGTTTTGAGGCAAATGCAGAAAATCGGACAAGGCATACTGTTTGCAAAGATAGCTGGAAAATCCAATCCGGAGTTTATCATGTTGGAGATGCGGACCTTGCACTTATGAAGAAGCTCGCTAAGGCTGGGCCGAGTCATGCGAAGTATCGTCGGTTTATTACGGTGACGATGGACGTTACGGGGCCGCTGTACTGGTGGAAGGAGATGGATACCTACAAGGTTGGTACTGTTGGGAATAGCTGCTCCACCATGCATAAGATTGCAGATAAGGAGTTTGAGCTGGAGGATTTCAGCCATGAGCATCTGAACAAGTACAGTATGCAGGGGCTTGAGTATACTGTGGAGGATCTGAATTACTGGAGAAATATCTATCTCGAAGGTGGAACAAGCCCAATTGGAAATGTTCATACTGAAATCAAGACCTATGAGCCTAAGGACAAGGAAGTTTGGTGGCAGATGATCCAGCTGTTGCCGTCCTCTTACAATCAGAAGCGGACGTTGCTTGTCAATTATGAGGTCCTGGCGAATATTTACTATCAGAGGAAAGGGCATAAGCTGGATGAATGGCAGACGTTTTGCGAGTGGATTGAAGGGCTGCCGATGAGCGAGATTATTACTGGGGAGGAGACTGACATTGACAGTGATACCGTCGAGAAATTGGTGGATTGCGGAAACGTCTATCCTATTTCACCAGAAGAATGCCGCGATCTTATGAAAGGAGACTCAAATGACTAAAATCGGAAAACTTTATATTTGTGACCGATGTGGGAATACTGGATTTGCCGGATATATCGGTGGAATTGATCGGTCGGGGTGGATTGATCCTTTTTGTAAATTTGAAAAACTCGAAGGCTGGGGGATCTGGGAGGGGAGAACCCTGTGCCCGGATTGTGCCAAAGAGTATCATCAGAGGCTCAAAGGCTTTTGGAAGGAGAACGGTGACGGAAATGGCTATGATATTGTTGGATGATGAGCAGGTGAAGGATCTGAGCAACGGACAATTGGTAGCATATGATCCGTGCACAATCATATGGACAAGGAAGAACTACGACGAGTTCACTAAACTCGTAAACAAAAATTTGCCAAAAATGTTAGGAGACGAAGAGAATGGCAGCAATTGATATTCAGAATAGTGGCATTTATAACTATATTTATACTACCAATGGCTGCATTGAGTGCATTCATGCCGGAGTATGCAAATACAATAATGATAAGGATGAGTACATAGTTGCTTACAGGAAAAAGATTGTTGATCTTCAGAAAGGATATAATATAGGCCACGATCTTGCAGATATATTGCGCGGCGCTCATATGGTTTGTGAAATCAAGTGCCCGGACTATAAAAGAAGGGAAAAAGTGTAATGCCAATCAGTGGGGAAATTAAAGAAATCGTGGCTTGTGAAAATCTGCGGTGACCAGATTGTGCCAAAGAGTATCATCAGAGGCTCAAAGGCTTTTGGAAGGAGGAAACAAAATGAAGCTTACATTCAGTCAGTTTGTTGATATTTGCCCTCAGGGGTATAGTGACTGGACTGTTGGAATGTTTGAGGATCTTAGAATCATTAGGTACGGTACAGCATATGTAATGTATTCGCGCCTGACTGAAGAGCAAAAATCGGAACTCAAAAAGTATGAGAACGTACGGCTGACAGTAGGCTGGAAACCGTATGCACCTGAAATAAGACATGATGTTGTCTTTATTGGAGATTATGTGGAAGGAGAATGACATTTATGCCTTTGGATGAGGAAGTTAAGAAGATTGTTGATGAGGCGGAGACGAAATGCCCTATTTGTGGGCAGAAAGTCGTAGCTGAAATCAAGGGTGACGCAAAGCACGGATGGTATTTGTGCAGTAAATGTGTGTTTTGTGGCTGGATAAACGACGGAGAAAATTATGCCTAAGGAGGGCTGAGTATGAGTGATTTAAAGTTTGATAAGATGGATCTTGATATGGTTCTTGAGTGCCTTGATGACTTGAAGTATGCGTCGTGCAAAGAGGCAGTGGCAGATCATTACTTTAAGGGCGCGCCAAGGGTCACCACTGATATTCATGGGATTATGTTCATGTATAAGCAAAAGAGAGAACGCTATATTGAGCTCTATATGAACGCAAATCCCAATCAAAAAGATTACTTCCGCTGCCCGAAATGTAAGCGGATTCTTAATGCCCATACGGATTGGAGACTCAAGGCTGAGCATATTATGGGTATTCCAATGTTTGATTCCCGAGATAAAGCAACCGAATTTTACTGTGAAGACTGCGGTTGGACCGGGGAAGAAGCACCGTTTGAGGAGGTGAAAGAAGGTGGAAATCAGGAAGAATAAGGCCACGAAGGACGTGCATCTCTCGCTGAGAATCGGAAAAGATGACCTTCGGAAACTGAAAACAGTGGCATTTTGGAACAAAAAATCGACTTCAGAAGTGATTCGAGACACGATTGAATTGGCTTACAAAGTCGAAAAAATGAAGCATCCGGACTGAAAAATGTAGCACAAAATGGGGCCTTTTGTAGCACAAAAATAGCGTGTAGCACAAAAAATAAAAATGTGCTACAAAAATAGGGCAAAATGTAGCACAAAATTTTTGAGGCTGCAAAAGGAGGCCGTTTGATAGGAAAATCATGAAAAGACCTCAAATTATGCCATATTTAGCATAAAAACAAGCATTTTGTAGCACAAAAATCGAATGTAGCACAAAAAAATTGCAAAAATTACCCTATTTTATTTATATATATGAAATTATGCTAAATATGGCATAAATAGTAATATATAAATAAAAATCCAAAATTTTTTCAAAAATTTGTGCTACATGTGCTACAAAAGTTTTGAAAGGAGATAGACCAGTGAGCCGAGAATCTAATTCTATGGACGAGTATATGCATCAGGTGTATTTATATTTTCCTGGTTTGTTAGGTGAAGTTGTACACGCCAGAGAATATGTTTACTTGATGCTGTTACTTGAAACCAACTCCAAGTATGATTATTTTTATAACCTGACAAACAATGTTCTGATCCCGATCCCGAAAAGCGATCAGGATTTGGACAAGGAAAGCTTTAAACGGATATTTGGAGTGCTGCTTCGACGAGCTCTTGAACATAGTGGTTTGACGCAAGAAGAACTGAGTGAAAAAACTGGCATCCAGCAGGCTCGTATCTCGGATTATCTTTACGGCAAGCATTTTCCGAGTTTTTACCAGATCGATAAAATGGCAAAGGCTATGAACTGCAGTGTGGAGGATCTGCGTTATGTGAAGTAAAAAGTTTACAATTTCCTTGTTGCGGTGGACTGATATTTTGACTATACTGAAAATGTCCGAGGAAACTACACAAGGAGGTTAAGCAATGGGATTGTTCAATAAGAAACGGAAATCAGAAGCTACGGAAGTAGATGTCTACACAGAACATGGTAATGAGATCCATGTCTTCGATGGGCCGGATGGCAAAGTGGAAGTGAGCAAGGTCAATATGGCTGACTTCCTGCCGACCGGCGAACAGTGGTGCCCGCATTGTCATGTGCAGTGCGAGAAGCGCGATGACGGAAAATGGTTTGAGTGCCCAGAGTGCGGTTACAGCATTACTGCTGAGGATGCCGAACTGTTTGGCAGTTATCCGACCGAGGCATCCACTTACGATTGATGATCGCCGCTGAATATTGATATTTTCCCTTATGGCCTGTGCTAAACTGCATGGGCCTTTTGTTTTGCCCTGATTTCGGCCTGGGGTTCGCGAAAAAAACATGGTGTATTATGAGAGAGATAATATGTCCCGTTTTTAACTGTTTTTGGCAGTTTTCAAGGCATATTGTCTTTTGTTTTGCAAAGGAGAAGGCCTTATGGCAAAAGAAAGCAAATTTCAGAAGGGTCTCATTGATGATCTGAAGAAACGCTTCCCTGGCTGTATGGTGCTGAAAAATGATGCCAATTATATTCAGGGCATCCCGGATTTGATGGTTTTGTACAAAGACCACTGGGCAGCTCTTGAATGCAAAAAGGCGGAAAATGCGAACCACCAGCCAAATCAGGATTACTACGTTGAGCGAATGGCAGAGATGTCGTTCGCTCGTTTTGTTTATCCTGAGAACAAGGAGGATGTTCTGAATGAACTTCAACGATCATTCGAAACTTAGAGGGCAGCATGCCTTTCTGGGTGCCAGTAAGTATCACTGGCTGAACTACGACCCCAACAAGATTGCGGAAGCCTACCGCAACTTTCTTGCCGTGGCGATGGGGACCAGACTGCACGAGTATGCAGCGGAATCCATCGATCTCGGTCAGCGGCTTCCGAAGTCTCACAAAACGTTGAATATGTATGTCAATGACGCGATCGGTTTTAAGCTTAGACCTGAGCAGGTTTTATATTACTCTCCGAACTGCTTTGGCACTGCCGATGCAATTGACCTGCGCGGTGATTTGCTGCGCATCCATGATTTGAAGACCGGCAAGGTTCCGGCACATATTGAACAGCTGATGATCTATGCAGCGTTGTTCTGTCTCGAGTACGGTATCAAGCCGTCGGATATTGACACCGAGCTTCGTATCTATCAGAGCGATGATATTCTCGTGGAGAAGCCAGATCCCAATGATATTCTGGCGATCACCAAGAAGATCGTCGAGGCCGATAAAGTCATTGAACAAGTCAAAGAAATGGAGAGTTGAGCTATGTACCAGGATAAACCGCCGATCGAAGATGTAATGATCCACTACGGTGTCAGCGTCATGGATGGCGCTCCTGGCCGTGGCTCTGGTCGATACCCCTGGGGGTCCGGCGAGAACCCGAATCAGAGAACCGATACGTTTTTGAGCCGGTATCGTGAGTATGCTGGTCAAGGGCTTACAGAGAAAGAGATCGCTGAGAAAATGGGTACTACGACCACCAAACTCCGTGTTCAGCTTTCCTATGCCAAAAGCCAGAAGCGTATGCAGATGGTGGACCAGGCAAAATCCTTGCGCAAAGAAGGGAAGAGTCTGAATGAAATTGCTGAAATTATGGGCTTTGATAATGATTCTTCGGTACGTTCTTTGCTGAATGAGAATGCAGAGACCCGTATGCGGCAGAGTACGGCTACGGCTGATAAGCTGCGCGAACTGGTACAGGATAAGGGCTTCCTGGAAGTGGGTCTTGGCGTTGAGCAGGAACTCGGTGTATCACGAACGAAGCTCGATCAGGCTTTGTATACGCTCGAATTGGAAGGGTATAACATCTATAACCGCCGTATTCCGCAGGCTACCAATCCTGCACAGAAGACAACTTTGAAAGTGTTGACGCCTCCCGGTACCCAGTACAGCGAGATCTACGATGCCTCTAAGATCCATTCCGTTGGCGATTATGCGATCTCCTACGACGATGGCGAGACGTTCCATAAGCCGTTTGAGTTCCCGTCGAGCCTTGATTCAAAGCGGTTGATGATCAACTATGCCGAAGATGGCGGTATCCAGAAAGACGGAGTCATCGAGATTCGGCGCGGTGTGAAAGATCTGGACATGGGCAATCTTCACTATGGTCAGGCTCGCATCTTGGTTGATGGAACTCATTACCTGAAGGGCATGGCTGTGTATGCGGATGATCTGCCGGATGGTGTGGATGTTCGGTTCAATACAAACAAGAGCCAGGGCACACCGATGGAAAAGGTCTTGAAACCGGTCAAGACCACCAAAGATGGTGAGATCGATCGAGATAATCCGTTTGGTTCGCTCATCAAGGAGAAGGGCGGTCAAAGCTATTACATTGGCGACGATGGCAAAGAGCATTTGAGCAAGATTAACTGGCGTGCCGTGGAAGGAGATTGGGGCGAATGGGCCGACAAGCTTCCGTCTCAGTTCCTTGCTAAGCAGCCGATTGCTTTGATCAAGCGTCAGCTCGGCATCTCCATGGAAGATAAGCAGTTGGAATTCGATGAGATCAAATCTCTGACCAATCCGACCGTGAAGCGCAAGCTGCTGGAAGACTTTGCTGATGGCTGTGATAAGAATGCTGTTACCTTGCAGGCAGCTGCACTGCCTCGCCAGAAGTATCAGGTTATTCTTCCCCTAAATTCTGTGAGCGAGAAGGAGATTTATGCGCCTAACTACAACGATGGTGAGACTGTTGCCTTGGTACGGTATCCACATGGTGGTCTGTTTGAGATTCCTGTGCTGAAGGTGAACAACAAGAACGCCGAAGGCAAGCGGGTGATCGGCACAAATCCGAAGGATGCGGTTGGCATCAATTCCAAGGTGGCAGAGCAGCTTTCCGGTGCTGATTTTGACGGCGATACTGTCATGGTAATTCCCTTTGGTAAGAACTATAAGATTGCGTCCCGTCCGCCACTGGAAGGATTGAAAGACTTTGACCCCAAGGTAGAGTATAAGATCCCGGAAGGAAATCCGAATCATGTCAAATTGATGACGAAAGCTAATACCCAGAAACAGATGGGCGTTGTCTCAAATCTGATCATGGACATGACGTTGGCTGGCGCTAAACCAGAGGAACTTGCTCGTGCTGTTCGGCATTCCATGGTCGTCATTGATGCAGAGAAGCATAAGCTTGATTGGAAACGCAGCGAATCTGACAATGGTATCGCAGAACTCAAGCGCATTTACCAAGGTCAATACGATGAGAACGGCCAGTACCATGAAGGCAGTGCCACACTGATTACCCGTGCCAAGAGCCAACAGTCTGTGCCTAAACGCCAGGGCAGCGGTGTGATCGATCCGGAAACCGGTAAGAAAACCTACAAGACAGCGGATGATCTCTACTATGAGACCAGCCGTGTAGATAAGAAGACTGGCGAGGTTATCACCAAGCAGAAGATGCGCACGCAGCAGTCTACCAAGATGGCTGAGACCGATGATGCCTATACCCTGGTATCCTACCGCCGTACCAAGGCCGAGCTTGCTTATGCTGAATATGCGAATAAGCTGAAGTCTTTGGCAAATGAAGCTCGTAAAGAGATGAAGGCCACCGGCACCCTGAAGTATAGCCCCGAGGCCAAGAAGGCTTACGAGCCGGAAGTTGCCAGGCTCCAGTCTGCCCTGGCCCTTGCCAACTCGAATAAGCCCCGTGAACGTCAGGCACAGGTCCTCGCTAACGCCCGTATCAAGGAGAAGATCGAGGCCGATCCTGACCTTGCCAATGATAAGAAGATGCTCAAGAAGGTATCCCAGCAAGCTATAGTTGCCGCCCGCCAACAGGTAGGGGCTAAGCGCCATCCCATTACCATTAGCGATAAGGAATGGGAAGCCATTCAGGCAGGCGCTATTTCAGACAATGTGCTGTCCCAGATTTTGGATAGCGCTGACATCGATAACTTGCGGCAACGCGCCACACCTAGAGCAAACAACGAGCTTAGCAATGGTAAGATTGCATTGATTAAAGCTCGTGCTGCTTCTGGTTATACAAACGCACAGATTGCTGAAAGCCTCGGCATTTCTGCTTCTACTGTGAGTAAATACTTGAACACTTAAGGAGGTGAAGTCTTATGGTTCAGTACATGCTGACTACGTACGATAACCCCTACAATCCGTTCCAGGACTTCACAAAGTGGTTCTTGTGGGACACGGAAAAAGGGTACAATTCGTGTGCATATCTTGCTCGTGTTGCAGCTGATTCTGATTCTTTTGATGAGAAAGAAGAAAATGCTGCTATTGAGCAAGCAATTGATGAAATCATTTCTGCTGACTTTATGAATGTTTATTGTAAACTTCGTTTTGATGGCGAGAAAACAGATTTTGTTGATGTGAAGAGAGAAAATGTAGTAAATCAAACAGCTTAACCGCACTATAGACATTGTTTAACCATAGGGAGGGGGTCGTGTTTTTAACACCCCCTCCCTACATCGCGGCCCTCCTTGATATTTCTCCGGGGGAAGAATTTGGGAAAACAGCTTTAAACCGGCTTGTGGACCCTTTTATATTTCCTCCGGCTTTTTGTAGTGGTATGTAGGTTTCTATGACTGTCTTAGAGTCAAAACCTCCTTTATTTCTCCTTTCTGGGGTTATCTACACCCCTACATACCACTACAAAAAGCCGGAGAATCTGACAAGAAAGGAGTCGGAAACATTTGAGAAGAGCAAAGACTACCAATGAATCTGGCTCGAAAAGGACGATTAGACCGGCTCTTACACCGGAAGCACGGGAAAATCAGTTAATTGAGCTGGCTATGGACCTGGTAGAGAAGCGAATTCTTGAGGGAACGGCCTCCAGCCAGGAGACTACCCACTTTTTAAAACTTGGCTCCCAGAAAGCACGGCTCGAGAAGGAAGCACTTGAGAAACAGATTGAGTTGATGGAAGCCAAGAAGAATAATCTTGCTGCTGCAGCCCAGATGGGTGAGATGTACGAGGAAGCTATTAAGTCTATGAGACGGTATAGCGGCCAGGGAGAAGAAGATGCTTAGGACATACACAGAGCTATGCGGATATTCTACCTTTGAGGAACGCTATGAGTACCTTAGGCTTGATGGTGAAGTCGGCGCGGACACATTTGGGTTTGACCGTTACCTGAACCAGATATTTTACCAGAGCGAAGAGTGGAAACAACTGCGAGACCGCGTGATTGTACGGGATGGCGGATGCGACCTTGGAATGGAAGGACATGAGATCAATGGATTTTGGAAGAATGGTAAATATGTTCGGCCTAAAATCCTGATCCACCACATGAACCCCATCTCCAAAGAGGATATCCTGAAGCGAAGCGATCTGCTTTTGAATCCTGAGTATTTGATCACTACAATTACACGGACGCACAATGCTATACATTATGGGGACGCGGATCTTTTACCGAGAGGCCCCGTTACGAGGGCACCGAATGATACATGCCCCTGGAAACGAGGTTGAGTATGGAAAGTATCCTAAACACCATCAAGAAGAAGCTGGGAATCGCCGAGGACTATGACGTGTTTGATACCGACATCATTGTAGACATCAATTCTGTCTTTTCGATCCTTACCCAGCTGGGGGTAGGGCCAAAGAACGGGTTTTCTATTGATGATGCATCGGAGACATGGGACATGTTTATCCCGGAGGACCCGAGGCTGAATGATGTGAAAACCTACATGTACATGAAAGTACGGCTGCTCTTTGATCCGCCTACAAGTAGCGCAGCTATTGCCTCGATGGAAAAGCTGATCTCTGAGTTTGAGTGGCGGTTGAACGTGGCAGCAGAGACCTGTGATTGCAGCTGACGAGGTTTTATGTGGAAGTATAATTACGTTTCTTGTGGGGACGATTACCTAGCCCATCATGGCATTAAAGGGCAGAAGTGGCATGTCCGCCGAACTAAAGAAGAACTTTTGCATGACCGTGAGTCTATAGCTGCTCGAATCAACAACGTCCTGCGCAAAGGTTTTAAAACTTTTAACGGCATAGAGATAAAGAAATTGTCCGAGCATGCTTTGGATCGAACTCAGGACAAAACCCGTTTGGTTACAGCCAAAGAGATAATGGATGCCTTGTCAAAGCCATTAAATCGTGATACTATGGCATTAAAGCATGACTGTCAGGGTCGTAGTAGCTATCGTTTTATTGGAAAAGATTCTACAGTATCGGTTAATCCCGAAACTGGAGTTATAATTACATGCTGGCGAACAGGCTGGAAAGATCGGAAGAAATACGTAATCGAAGAGTAAGGAGGCGCTTATGATTTACATGGGTAAACTAATCCCCAAAGAAATCCAATTCCTTAAAGAGATTGGAGTCAGTGGCGATTTGACGAATCTTACTCCTGAATCTGACGAGTGGCTTGCGATCGAAGAAAAAGTCGCTGATGAATTGGAGTATCGAGGCCTGAACAATGATTATTCATACAACGACATTGGTTCACTTTGTATGGATATTCTGAACAAAATCCCAATTGAACGATAAGTACAAAAAATCTCCACCTAAGAATCTCATTGATCTTAGGTGGAGATTTTTTGTTGTGAGGTGATATTTAAATGTGGAACTATGAATGTGTAAATTCTGGCGAAGACTATTTAGCGCACCATGGCATTCTTGGAATGAAATGGGGCGTGCGAAGATACCAGAACAGTGATGGTACCTTGACTGCCGCTGGGCGAAAGAGATATAAGAATTCTTGGGGTTCGGCCGCAGCAATTGAATACCCTAAAAAGAAAACTCGTAAAGTTTCAGAGATGACTGATGATGAACTTCTCCAGGATAATAAGCGACATGCTCTTGAATCTCAGTATAAGAAGAATCATCCTCAGCCCAAAAGTAAAATCCAGAAGGAGAAAGAAGCTGTCGATTCTGCTCAAAGAGCAACACAGCAGATGCGAGATCTAAACCGGTCTATTAGAAATAATCGAAAACAGAGCGGCAAGGATTTGTCTAAGATGTCCGATGACGATTTGCGAAAAGTAATTAACCGAAAAAATCTTGAACGGCAGTATCGTGATCTTGTATACGAACCTGATAAGATCGATAGAGGTCAGGCCAAGCTCGATGAGATTCTTAGTTATGGTGGAGCTGCTCTTGGTGTTGCATCCTCGGCTCTCTCTATCGCGCTTGCTATCCGAGAACTTAAGAAAGGTTAATCCAATTCACCGTAACCGAATACCTTGACTGCTTTGTTGGCAATAATACGGGTTCCAGCAAAATCAAAAGCGCCACCGACCACACCTCCAACGAGAGGAACAAGTTTAGTCAAGTTTACTATGCCTTTTGTTCCTGCTCTGGTTATAAAACGAAATCCAACCTTTTGGTTGATTTTTGTAAGTAATGAGCCAGGAATTTTCTTTACAAAGCTCAATGTTAGTTTATTGCCGAATTGCACTCCAGCATCTCGACATATTTTTGACATGGAGGTGCCAGTAAGGCATAGATAAACAAGAGTCTTGACGCTATCGTCTAAGGGGTCAAAGCCGTACATTACCGCAATTGTACCGATCATTCTTATTTGCATGTACCATACGCTTACGAGGTTTGCAGGAAGTGCAACTGGGAGCGTTATTAGACCGCCAAGGCTTGTAAGGAAGCCGGAGGTCGTGCACATAGCAATCTGGTTGTTGATCATTGTTTTTACTGCAATTTCGGTATTAGGATACCGATTGAGATATTCAGACGCAAGATCAACACAGTTTTTGCTTTTGGCAAGTCCGTTTATGGCTTCATTATAACATTTATCCAGGATCTCCATGACTTGATCCTGTGTAAGTTCTGGCATTTTCATGGCGGCACCTCCATTCACCTTAATTATACCAAAACTCGACAAAAATACAACTACCTTTAAGGAGACATTATGGCACTCTCTAATACTGCCGTACCGAGATACTACGGCCAGTTTCGGGAGGCCGTAATCCGGGGCGAAATACCTATCAGCCGGGAAGTGGAGCTGGAGATGCACCGGATCGATGATCTGATTGCTAATCCTGGCATCTATTACGATGATAAAAAAGTTGAAGGCTGGATCTCTTTTTGTGAGAATGAGTTAGTCTTGACCGACGGTTCTGATTTGCATCTGCTGGATACCTTTAAGTTATGGGGTGAGCAGGTGTTTGGCTGGTACTACTTTATTGAGCGAAGTGTGTACGAGCCAAATGAGGACGGCCATGGCGGCCACTTTGTAAACAAGAGAATTAAGAAGCGACTGATCACCAAGCAGTACCTTATCGTTGGACGAGGTGCTGCTAAATCTTTATATGCTTCTTGTATGCAGGCTTATTTCCTGACTGTGGATACGTCAACCACTTTGCAGATTGCTACGGCCCCGACCATGCGCCAGGCGGATGAAACACTTTCGCCGATCCGGACAGCTATCACCAGATCCAGAGGGCCTTTGTTCAAGTTTTTGACCGAAGGATCTTTACAGAACACAACTGGTTCCCGGATGAACCGAGTGAAGCTGACCCCGACCAAGAAGGGTATTGAAGATTTCCTGACTGGGTCCCTTTTGGAGATCCGGCCCATGGTGATCGATAAGCTGCAGGGCCTACGTGTAAAGTGCGCTACGGTGGACGAGTGGCTTTCCGGCGACATCCGGGAAGATCCCATTGGTGCTATTGAGCAGTCGGCCAGTAAGGAGCAGGGTGGAGCCTATAACAACGACTATCTTATCATTGCTACAAGCTCTGAGGGTACTGTACGAAACGGCAGCGGTGACACAATCAAAATGGAGCTTATGAAGATCCTGAAAGGTGATTATGTCAACCCACATGTTTCGATTTGGTGGTATAAGCTGGACTCTGTAGACGAGGTAGGAGACCCCAACACCTGGCTGAAAGCAAATCCGAACCTTGGTAAGACCGTTACTTATGAGACGTATCAGCTGGAAGTAGAACGCGCTGAACAGAACCCGGCGGTACGCAATGATACCTTAGCAAAGAGATTCGGTTTACCCATGGAGGGTTATACCTACTACTTTACCTACGAGGAAACGCTGCCGCACCGGCACCGGGAATACTGGAAGATGCCATGTGCTTTGGGTGCAGACCTTAGTCAGGGCGACGACTTCTGTGCGTTTACGTTCCTGTTCCCGCTTTCCAACGGATGCTTTGGCGTTAAGACGAGAAACTATATAACCTCACTGACATTGATGAAGCTCCCGGCGGCTATGCGGCAGCTGTATGACCGATTTATGGCCGAAGGCAGTCTTGTGGTTATGGACGGCACTGTTTTGGATATGATGCAGGTCTATGATGACTTGGATGCTCACATTGCTCAGTACGAATACGATGTTCGGGCTTTTGGCTTTGACCCTTATAACGCGAGAGAGTTTGTGGCCAGATGGGAAAACGAGAATGGGCCTTTTGGCATCGAGAAAGTCATCCAAGGTGCTAAGACGGAATCCGTTCCCTTAGGTGAGCTGAAGAAGCTGGCAGGGGAGAGGATGCTGTTGTTTGATGAGGAGCTTATGACCTTTGCCATGGGTAACTGCATTACGTTGGAAGATACCAATGGCAACCGAAAACTATTTAAGAAACGGTATGAAGAGAAGATCGATGCTGTAGCAGCCATGATGGATGCTTATGTGGCATATAAGATCAACCGCGAACAGTTTGATTGAGGTTAAATAATGGAAGAAAATTACTCTTTTAGATCCCGGCTTAAACATGCCTGGAACGCTTTCTTGATTCGAGATCCCCCGGTTTATCGCGGCGGTGAGGTTAGTTATGGCTACCGACCTGACCGTGTACGGTTTACGAGAGGTAATGAGCGAACGATCGTGACCTCGGTTATAAACCGTATCGGCATTGACTGTGCTGCAATCAAAATGGTCCATGCCCGGATGGATGAGGATGACCGTTTCCTGAAAGAAATAGACAGCGGGTTGAACAACTGCCTGAATGTGGAAGCGAACATCGACCAGACCGGGCGAGCTTTTATCCAGGATATGGTAATGAGCCTGATGGACGAGGGCTGTATTGCGATTGTGCCGGTGGATACTACCTCCAACCCACTTATGACCAATGGATATGACATCCAGAGTTTGCGAGTTGGGAAGGTGATCGAGTGGTATCCTGATCGGATACGAATTCGGCTTTACAATGACCAGACCGGGAGGCAGGAGGAAGTTACTCTGCCCAAAAGCATAGTGGGTATTGTGGAGAACCCGTTGTTTGCGGTAATGAATGAGCCGAACTCAACCATGCAGCGCCTGATCCGTAAGTTGGCCCTTTTGGATGTTGTGGACGAGCAGACCAGCTCCGGTAAGCTTGATCTGATTATCCAGCTGCCCTATGTCATTAAGACAGAGGCCCGGCGGAAACAGGCTGAAGAACGTCGAAAGCTTGTGGAAGATCAGTTGGCAGGGTCCAAATACGGCATTGCCTATACTGATGGCACCGAGCGAATTACCCAGCTGAACCGCAGCCTTGATAATAACCTGATGAAGCAGATCGAGTATTTGCAGAATTTGCTTTGGAGCCAGTTGGGTATTACCCAGGCGGTTATGGATGGAACGGCTGACGATAAGACGATGCTGAACTACTATAACCGGACGATTGAACCGATCGTATCCGCTATCGTGTTGGAGATGCGGCGTAAGTTCCTGACTAAGACTGCCAGGAGCCAGCACCAGTCGATCGTGTTCTTTAACGATCCGTTTAAGCTGGTGCCGGTGGCGCAGTTGGCTGACGTGGCTGATAAGTTCCGCCGTAATGAGATCCTGAGCTCGAACGAACTGCGACAGATCGTAGGTTATCGCCCGAATGAGGACCCGGAATCGGATAAACTGACCAACCCCAACATCAGTCAGAGCAAGGAACAGCTTGCCGATAATAAACCGATCGTCCCTAAGGAGGAGAATCAAAATGGCAAAGCGTAATTACGATTGCCGTGGCTGGGCCACTAAGTTTGGTGTGCTTTGCGGCGACGGCAGAACGATTATGCCTGGTGCATTCCGAGAGCAGGACGGCCAGGAAGTTCCGCTTGTGTGGAACCACCAGCATAACGATGCCAAGAATGTTCTGGGCCATGCCCTTTTGAAGGCTGAGCCCGAGGGCATGAGGGCTTATGTGACCTTTAATGACACTGACCAGGGACGTAATGCGAAGGCTCTTGTGAAGAACCGCGACATTACGTCCTTTTCCATTTGGGCAAATGGGCTGCGGTATGCCGGTGATAAGAGCCGCGGCAATGTGGCCCATGGCATTATTCGCGAATTGAGCCTTGTTTTGGCAGGTGCTAACCCCGAGGCCCATATTGACGAAGTGCTTGCCCATGGTGAGGCCAGTGTCGATGAGGGTGTTATCTATAACAATGCCGGTGATATGGAATACGACTCCGGCGAGTTTGACGATATGCTTGAACATTCCAACGAGAAGAAGGAGGAGCCTGAGATGGCCGAAGAAACGAAGAAACCTGAATCTGAGCAGAAAGGCACTACTGTTCAGGAGGTAATTGACAGCATGACCGAGGAACAGCAGAAGGTTCTGTATGCTATGGTCGGTTTGGCTGCTGATAAGGAATCCGGCGATGGTGCCGAAGAAGAACCCACTAATGAGGAGGATAAAACCATGAAGCATAACGTTTTTGACAAAGATACCGAGCGTACCGAGGATGTTCTGTCCCACGACGCTATGACCACCATCATCAATGATGCCAAGAAAGGCCGCCTGACTCTGAAAGAGGCCACTGAGGATTATCTGGAGCATTCCGAGACTGATTACGGCATCAAGCAGATCGACCAGCTGTTCCCGAACTATAAGGAGCTGAACACTCCCCCGAAGTTTATCGATCGTGATCAGACCTGGGTCAATGTCGTGATGAACGGCGTTAAGCATGTTCCTTTCAGCCGCGTAAAGACCAGCTTTGCTGACATTACCGCGGACGATGCCCGTGCACGAGGCTACACCAAGGGCAAGAAGAAGATCGAAGAGGTCTTTACCCTGCTGAAGCGTACTACCGATCCCCAGACTGTTTACAAGAAGCAGAAGTTCGACCGCGATGACGTGATCGATATTACGGATTTCGATGTCGTTGCCTGGGTCAAGGGCGAGATGCGTGGTAAGTTGAACGAGGAACTGGCTCGTGCTTTCCTGATTGGTGATGGCCGTAATCCTTCTTCTGACGATAAGATTCAGGAGACTCATATTCGTCCCATCTGGACCGATGATGTTCTGTACTCTGTCAAGCGTGAGATTACCAAGGGTACTACCGAGGCTGAAACCGCCAGCAACCTGATCGATGATACCATCCGAGCCCGCAAGGAGTACAAGGGTTCCGGCAACCCGACCCTGTTTACCAGCGAGGATGTTCTGGCTGAGATGCTGCTGCTGAAGGATAAGAACGGTATTCGTATCTACAAGAGCGTTGACGAGCTGGCTACTGCTATGCGCGTTTCTAAGATCGTTACCGTTCCCCAGATGGAGAATCTGACCCGTGAGGTTGCCGCCTCCAGCACTAAGGATACCTTTACCCTGAAGGCTATCATGGTCAATCTGGCTGACTATACCGTAGGTGCCGACAAGGGTGGTGCTGTGTCCATGTTCGATGACTTTGACATCGACTATAACCAGATGAAGTACCTGATCGAGACCCGCTGCTCTGGCGCACTGACTGTGCCCAAGTCGGCTATCGTCTTTGAGACTAAGGCTACCAGCGGTATTGGCGGCTGATCGTAGGTTAGCCTTTACTAACCTAAAAGGAGATTCTCATGGCTAAGTTTTACGGAAACATCGGATACTGTACACTGACTGAGACCGCGCCCGGTGTACATACCGAGGAGATTACGGTTCGGCCATATTATGGCGATTTCATCCGAAATACTCGGAGACTCCAGGGGACGGAGCACCTGAACGACGATCTCATCATCAGCAGTCAGCTGAGTATTGTATCCGACCCGTATGCCCGTGAGAATTACTTTGCGATGCGTTATGCCGAATTCAATGGGGCAAAGTGGAAGATCACCGAGGTCGAGGTGCAGTATCCACGACTGATCCTGACGTTGGGAGGTCTTTACAATGGGGACGAGACTTGAGCTCCACCATGATTTGTGTGAGGTTTTGGGCTGCCCGGAAACCGGAAAGGAATGCAGGGTCTACTTTCAGCCTACGGTGAATACCCAGCTGAAGTATCCATGCATCCTTTACGAATGGAATACAGCCGATACCAAATTTGCGGACAATGCCCCGTACCGATGGACAAAACGCTATAAGGTCACTGTGATCGATAAGAACCCGGATACGAAAATTCCGGAACTTATCGCACAGTGGCCGCTTTGTTTGTTTGACCGTTTTTACACGGCTGACAATTTAAACCACTATGTATTAAACCTTTATTACTAAAGGAGGACAATCAAAATGGCAGCTATTACCTGGGATGATACCGGCAAGCGCTTTTATGAAACTGGCGTTGACCACGGTGTTCTGTACCCGTATAACACCACCTCTAGCAAATACACCCCCGGTGTGGCCTGGAATGGCCTGACCTCTGTCTCCGAGAGCCCCTCCGGCGCAGAGGAGACCGCCCTGTACGCCGACAACATCAAGTATGGTTCCATGCGTGCAGCCGAGGACCATGGCGGCACCATCGAGGCTTACACTTATCCTGATGAGTGGAATGAGTGTGACGGCCGTGTGCAGATCGCCAAGGGCGCTTATGCCAGCCAGCAGAGCCGCAAGATGTTTGGCCTGTCTTACCGCACCAAGATCGGCAACGATGTCAGCGATGAAGCTGGCTATAAGCTGCATCTGGTTTATGGTGCCACGGCTTCTCCTTCGGAGATGAGCCATGAGACCATCAATGACAGCCCTGACGCTGCGACTATGAGCTGGGATTACACCACCAACCCGGTTGCTGTTGCCGGCCATAAGCCGACTGCACACATCGTGATCGACAGCCGCACCGCGGACAAGAGCAAACTGGATCAGTTGGAGGCCAAGCTGTACGGCAAGGACGCTGACCAGCCTGAACTGCCGCTGCCTGCTGAGGTTCTGACTCTGCTGGGCGAAGTCGGCGCATAACTACGTTCTTTGAAAGGAGAAAATGACCATGCTTAAGAAAACCATTACCTATACCGATTACGACGGCCTGGAGCGTACCGAGGAATTCCGCTTTAATCTGACCAAGGCTGAACTTGTCGATATGGAACTTACGACAGCTGGTACTTTTAGTGAAACGATGAAACGCATTATCGCTGAAAAAGACATCATCCGTATTGCAAAACTTTTTAAGGAGCTACTCCTGAAGAGCTATGGTGTGAAAAGTGATGACGGCAAACGTTTTATTAAGAGCCAGGAGCTGAGTGAAGCATTTAGTCAGACAGAGGCTTATAGTGATCTTTACATTGAACTTTTGAGCAACCCCGAAGAGGCTGCCAAGTTCTTTGCTGAGGTTGCGCCGAAGATGGAAGAAGTTAGTGTAGTTCCGGCAGGCAATGTAACGGTTTTGCCTAAAGCATAAGGCATGAGGAGAGATAAGGAATGCTTGAGATTACGGTAGCCCCGAGAGAGTATTACGACGAGGCGAATAACCAGTTTATTACGGTACCGGAGCAGAAACTTGTGCTTGAGCATTCCCTTATCTCCCTTTCTAAGTGGGAATCAAAATGGCACAAAGTCTTTTTAAGTGATGAGGCCCATACCAAAGAGCAGCAGATCGATTATATCCGCTGTATGACGGTGAACAAGGCTGTAAACCCTATGGCTTACTACGGGATCACCAATAAACAGCTGGCGGAGATCGATGCATATATCGAGGACCCTATGACGGCCACCTGGTTTGCGGATGAGAAGCGAACGGGGAAGAAAAAAGTTATTACTAACGAAGTGATCTATTCCTGGATGGTGGATTTGGGGATTCCGGTTGAATTTGAGCGCTGGCATTTGAACCGGCTGATTACTTTGGTACGGGTTTTAAATAACAGCCATGAACCGAAGAAAAAGATGAGCAAAAAAGCTACCTTTGATAGATATGCAGAGCTAAATGCTAAGCGCCGAGCAAAGACCGGTACCAAAGGATGATTCCCTTTTAGAAGGAGAGATAAGAATGAGACTTGCAGGCGGTATTACCAACGGGCGAGTACGAGTCCGTTACAATTATGCAAGATATGGTTATACCCGTGGTGGAGGAAAGACCTGGCACGGCGGTATTGACCTGGAACTTTTGGATGATAAGGAATATTTCGCCCCTTATTACAAAGACGGCACGAAAGTGAAGTTTAAAGTTACGAGAGCCAGAATTGTGACTTACAAATCCAATAGGACCTGGGAGTGGGGGTACTATATTTGCCTGGAAGTGCAGAACCCGCCAAAGGGCAGCCGGACGAGGTATATTTACCTGTGCCATAATGCAAAATTGCTGGTTAAGGCCGGAGATATTGTTGAGTCCGGCGATGCAATTGCGGTTATGGGTAATACCGGCAACGCTGCATTGGCTGACCCGCCGTATGAACATGTGCACTTTGAGTGCCGTGAAACTGCACTGGGAACAGGCATTGATCCGACAGAATATTGCGGGTGCCCGAATGAGGTTGACACCTATGGAGAGGAGAGCAAAATCGTGAGTGATGAGATCATGATCGATGTATCAAAGTACCAGAAAGTTATTGATTGGGCAAAGGTCCCGTATAAGGCATTTATCCGAATTGGTTACCGTGGGTACGGTGATACCGGTAGGTTGGTAACTGACGAATACTTTGAAAAGAATACTGCAGGAGCCCTTGCTAACAATAAGTTGGCAGGGTTCTATTTCTTTAGTCAGGCTTTGAATGCTGTGGAAGGCAAGGCGGAGGCTGAGTATGCTGTGAAAGTGCTGAATGGCCGAGGCAAAGGGCTGCCTATCTTCTTTGATGCCGAATATTCGAGCGAGAAGAATCACAATGGCCGTGCCGACCATATCACTAAGTCGGCAAGAACTGCGGCGGCTGCGGCTTTCTGCGAGAGAGTTCGTGAGCTTGGCTATCTGCCGGGGGTTTATACTTTTACGAACTTCGCCTATTCAAACATTGACTACACAAGCCTTGTGAACGGCAACGGATACATTGGATGGCTGGCCGATACGCGATCTAACTACGATACGATGCTGCCGCGCCATCTCCACCAGTATGCGCAGGGTACGGTGGCCGGTATTACGAGCGGCGTAGTAGACCTTGACCGAGTTATTAAGGCCTGGTCCACAGACGTTACCCCTTCGGAACCTGCCAAGCCTGCTGCTAAAACAATGCAGAAGATCACGATTGGACCCGTAAGCAACGGTGATGCCATGAAATTTTACAATCTGGCAAAAGAGCTGAAGCTGACAGACATGGGGCTGTATAAGGCTGAGTACGTGTAAGGAGAATCAAAATGGCCATTGTTTTTAAGCATAAGGGGGACCTTAAAAAGACAAAGCGGTTTTTAAAGCGGATGTCTGAAGAGGAATACCTGAAATGCCTGGATAAGTATGGCCGGAAAGGGGTAGAGGCATTGGCCCTGGCTACCCCAAGAGACAGTGGCAAAACTGCTGAGAGTTGGGACTACAGGATCAACCGCGATAAAGACGGTGTAAAGATCACCTGGACCAACAGCAATGTGAATAAAGGTGTGAATATTGCGATTATCCTGCAATATGGTCACGGAACAAGGAATGGCGGATACGTTCAGGGTCGAGATTACATCAACCCGGCTATCCGCCCTATTTTTGACCAAATGGCAGCTGAGGTTTGGGGAGAGGTGACAAAGGAATGAGTTCGTCTATTGACCAGCGCATTGTTGAGATGCAGTTTGACAATGCACAGTTTGAGAAAGGCATCTCTACAAGCCTTAAAAGCATTGACAATTTAGAAAAAGGGCTGAAGCTTGATGGAGCCAGTAAAGGCCTTGAAAGTGTATCCAAAGCTGCTAATTCAATGGATTTCAGCGGACTTCAGGGTGGTATTTATGCTGTTCAACAGAAGTTCAGTGCCCTGGAAGTAATTGGCATTACAGCTTTGCAGCGAATTACAAATGCTGCGATTTCTACTGGCGAATCCCTTATAAAGTCACTTTCCATTGACCAGATTTCTGCGGGTTTTGCTAAATTTGGCAGTAAGACCTCCTCGGTCGCGACTCTAGTCGCACAGGGCAATGAACTTGAGCGTGTGAATGAACAGCTTAATCGACTTAACTGGTTTACGGATGAAACCTCGTACAACTTCACGGATATGGTGGCAAATATTGCGAAGTTTACGGCATCGGGTAAGGGACTGGAAGAATCTGTAACGGCTATGGAGGGCATTGCCAACTGGGCCGCTCTTTCCGGCCAGAATGCGACTACTGCCAGCCGCGCAATGTACCAGCTTTCTCAGGCAATGGGCGCTGGTATCATGCGAAAAGAGGACTATAAGTCGATTCAAAATGCCAGTATGGATACCGACGAGTTCCGACAGAAATGCCTTGATGCTGGTGTTGCTCTTGGTAAGCTAAAGAAAAATGCTGATGATACCTATACATCTCTTGTAAATAATAAAGGCTCTTTTACAAAATCCCAATTCGCAGAGCACTTGACAGAAGATGCTTGGTTTACATCTGATGTTATGATGTCAGTTTTTCAGACTTATTCGAGCGCAGTGGACCAAATTTATGATTATGCTGACGAGAAAGGTATTACCGCATCACAGGCAATTTCTGAACTTGGCGATAAAGTCGATTCTTTTGGTCTGAAAGCATTCAAAGCCGCTCAGGAAGCACGAACCTGGGGCGATGCAGTTGATTCCGTAAAAGATGCTGTATCCACCGGTTGGATGAATACCTTTGAGTTGATCTTTGGCAACCAGGAAGAGGCCACTCAGCTTTGGACTGATTTGGCAAATGCTATGTATGATGTGTTTGCTGGAGGTGCTGAAGCTCGGAACGAGATGCTTAAAGAATGGAAAGAATCTGGAGGCCGAGACGATCTAATTCAGTCTTTCTGGAATATTTGGGATGCAGTATCCAAAGTAACGGGGTCTATTAAAGAGGCGTTTGGTGAGATTTTTGCACCTTTGACTTCTGGTAAAATACTTTCAATGACTGCGAATCTAAAAAAATTTACAGCTTCTTTGATTGTAAGTGACGAGACCGCCGATAAATTGAAGCGCGCTTTTAAGGGTGTATTTGCTGTTTTTGATATTTTCAAGAAGGTTCTTGGAACTGTTGGAGATGCAATCGCTAAACTTTTAGGCTCCGATGGTTTGAAAGATTTAGGAAATACACTTTTGGATGCCGCTGCTTCTGTTGGCGATTTTCTTGTTACTTTGAATGAGAGTTTTTCGACAGACGGACTTGTCGGAATGTTCGATAAAATCGTTACCGGGATTTCTGATCTGTTCTCTGGTGTACTTAATAGTGCCGGAGGGTTTAGTGGAGCATTCGGTACGATTGGCTCGAGCATTTCTTCGGTTCTCGGTTTTATCTGGAATTCCTTTAAGACTGTATTCTCTTGGCTGAAAGAGAATATTTCGCTAAAGGGCGTTCTTGGCACGGTTGCAGCGGCATTTAGCGCTCTGACAGGTAAGGAGCTCTTTGACGCAGCCAGCGGAATTTCTGGATTTATCGAGAAATTGACCGGAACTGGTAAAAAATCAGGATCGCTGAAAGCTACAATTTCTGAACTCTTTGAAAGCCTTCACGATAGCTTACAGGCATTGACAACAAGCATTAAAGTGACTTCGCTTGTTAGTATTGCCGGGGCAATTGGAGTTCTTACTGCTTCACTGAATACGCTCTCGCAACTTGATGTTGGGTCAGCACTTAAGGGCATTAGCGCCATGGCAGCCATGTTCAAAATGTTGACGAAAAGCCTTGACGGTATTACAAAGACTCTTTCAAAAAATGGGTCTAAGGGTTTAATGAAGGCTTCTTTCAGCCTCATCCTGATTGCTGAATCTATGAAAGTCCTGGCATCGGCTATGGCCAAATTTGGCAGTCTTTCCCTTGCCGAACTCGCTAAAGGACTTCTTGGCGTCGGCGGCGGTCTGGCGATTTTCTGTGCTGGACTCAAAGCACTTAACGGAGTGAAAATTCCGCTTACCACAAGTATTAGTCTTTTAGCAGTTGCAGAGAGCTGCAAAATCCTTGGAGATGCCATGAGTAAATTCTCTGGATTCTCATGGGATGAAATTGGGAGATCTCTGACTGCTATGGGCGGTGCCCTTGGTGAGTTAGTTGTCGCTCTTGGTATTCTCAACAAAGTAAGCGGCTTCGGTTCTTTGGCTGGCAGTGTGTCTACTTTGATTATTGTCCAATCTTTGTCGGAACTTGCCGATAGCCTTAGTAAGTTTGGAAGTTTTAGCTGGGACGAGATTGAGCACGGCCTTGTTGGAATGGGAGGAGCTTTGGCTGAAGTCTCTACTGCTTTGGTAGCCGTTTCTAAACTGGCAGGATTTGGTTCATTGTTTGCAGCCGGTTCGATTACTATCGTAATCAGCGGACTTGATGAACTTGCCGATTCGCTTACAAAATTTGGATTTATGTCTTGGGAAGCTATCACTCATGGCCTTGTTGCTATGGGTGGCGCACTTGCCGAAGTGGCAGGATTTACAGGCGCTCTTGGTAAGATTGCTGGATTCAGTGGTTTGCTTGGAGCAGGATCTATTCGGCTTACAATTACTGGACTTAGCGATTTGGCAGATGCTCTTGAACAAATCGGAGGTCTTAGCTGGGATGAAATCAAACGAGGCCTGGCTGGAATGGGTGGTGCACTTACAGAAGTAGCCGCCATTACTGGCATTCATGGCTTGGTTTCTGGTTTAACTGGATTCTTAGGAAGTGGGTCATTGCTTCTAGCGATTCAGGGGCTCAATGATTTGGCTGAAGCATTTAAAACATTTTCCACGATGTCTTGGGAGGATGTAAATAATGCTCTCACTGCAATGCTTGGTGCTATGGGCGCTACTGCTCTTGGCGGCCTGGCAAATACTTTCTCTGGACTTGGAGCCGCTTCGATTAAAGCAGTTGCTGATGGACTTGGTCCCTTGGCTGAAGCAGTTAAGCAGTGGCAAGGTGTAAGCGTTGATGACAAACTGCCTGGACAGTTATCTTCTCTTGCGACTGGAGTTAGCTCTTTCTGGGCAGCTGGTTGGGGCGCAGATGCTATCAATACTGTGTCTTCTGGGCTTGGAACATTGGCCGAATCTGTAAATGCGTGGCAAAACGTAGAAGTTCCGGACAACATTGCTGATAACATGCTCGACCTTGCGAATGCGATCAGCACGTTCACGTTTTCTGGTTTCGGGTCCTCTGCGATTTCTACAGTAGCAGCACCTCTCGGCGAATTGGCCGCATCTGTGAATGCATGGAACGACGTTACCATCAAGGACGATTTAGGAACACAACTTTCCAATTTGGCAACCGGAGTTAGCTCTTTCTGGGCCGCTGGTTGGGGTGCAGATGCTATCAATACTGTATCCTCTGGACTTGGGACATTGGCCGAATCTGTTGAAAAATGGGAGTCTGTTTCCATTGACGATATGTTGGGAACGAAGCTGACGAGTCTTGCTACTGGTGTTGAATCTTTTTCGTTTGCGTTCCTTGCCGGATGGTCTATTGATCAGCTGGTTAGTCCCTTGGCGTCACTGGCCGATTCTGTTTTAAAATGGAAAAGTGTATCTATTCCTGCAAAAATCGGAGAAAAACTAAAAGATCTTGCTTCTGGCATAAATGACTTTGGTTTGTCTTTTCTTGCCGGATGGTCGCTTGGAACTGTCACTGGGCCATTGGGCGACCTGGCGGATTCAATTAACAAATGGAATAGTGTGACGATCCCGGATGATATTTCAACGAAACTTTCGGGTCTTGCAGATGGACTTATGAAGTTTAGTGGCGTTGGAAACATTTCTCTCGCTATATCTTCCATCGAAACCATTTCTGAGGCCACAGTTAAGCTGTCAGGGGTCAATTTTGATTCCATTTCGAGCGGTCTTGCCTCTTTAACCGATGCACTGACGAAACTTGGCAGCATTGATCTTTCAGCAGCAACTAATATGGGTGACATTACAGGCGCAGTAACTTCGATGATTCAGACCTTCTCGACTGCAATTCAGAATAGTGCCCCCACAATTAGCGAGTCTTTTGGCAGCGTGCTAACCACTGTGATCAACAACTCAGTGACCTACCAGAATCTATTCTATACGAACGGTCAGACTCTTATGACTAAAATTGTAGACGGATTTAATTCTGGAAACGTCACTTTGAGTGCTTCGGTGGTAAATGTTCTCACAAGTGGTGCTGCTGTAATTTATGACCAGTACCAGAACTGGTATACAGCGGGCGCATTTTTAGATATTGGTCTCGCGGCTGGCATTAGATCTGGAGAATCCAACGTAATTACAGCGGCTACAGATGTTGCCACCAAAGCCATAAAAGCGGCAAAAGATGCTCTGCAAATCAACTCTCCTTCCAAGGTCACTTATGGCTTCGGGCGGTTCTTTGATTTGGGGCTTTCCAACGGTATCTATGATTATGCAGATCGGGTGGCAAAGGCAACCGAGACAATCTCTAATCAGGCACTCTCGGCGGCACAAATCATTACTGAGAACATTGCCGCTACGATGGATGAGGATTTCGAGTACGAGCCTACCATCCGGCCGGTTTTGGATATGGATGAGGTGGATAGTGGCCTTAATGCGTTTGATCGGAGTTTTGCAAACCGCAGCATGAACCTTGCCGGCAGCATTGACCGTGTACGGAAGGCGGCCCCTGCGGATAAGTATGCTGAGAATGTGAACCCCAGCCAGAATCAAAATGGCGGGGCTACCACCTACAACTTTACGCAGAATAACTACAGCCCGAAGGCACTGAGCCGGATTGATTTGTACCGCCAGACGAACAACCAGTTTGCCATGATGAAGGAAAGAGGAAAAGCATGATTAAATCCGTGAAAGTCACGAACTACATGGGCGAATCGTTGACCATTCCTCTCATCTGGAATGACGGACCCTTTGAGATTGAGAAGATTGAAGGGCTTGGTCCGCCCAAAGCCAACATCAATACAACGGAAATTGCCACAAATGACGGTTCTAAGTTTAACTCTGCCCGATCTACTGAACGAAACATTGTTTTGTATCTTATCCTGCATGGAAGCCCTACCATTGAAGATGCACGACATTTGAGTTACAAGTATTTTCCTGTGAAGAAGTATTTGCAACTTGAGATTGAGACTGATAACCGGCGCTGCATTGTGGAAGGCTACCCCGAATCCAATGAACCAAATATCTTTAGTGAAAACGAAGACATTCAGGTCAGTATCGTTTGCCCGAATCCGTATTGGAAGTCGGCAGGCGATGACGGAATTCGAGAGGTAGTATTTCATGGTGTGGCGCCTAATTTCGAGTTTCCTTTCTCTAACGAATCGCTGACTGAGGATAAGATCGAATTTGGTATTATCGAGCGGCGCAAAGAAAATGTCGTTTACTATGACGGCGATGCGGAGCAGGGAATTACTATCACCATTGAAGCGATCGGTACAGTAAAAAACCTTACGATTTACAATGTGCGAACCAGAGAGAAAATGGCTATCAGCCACGATGAGCTTGTGAGCTTTACTGGTTCCGGCATTGTGAACGGCGATACAATTACGATTTCGACTGTGAAGGGCCACAAATCGATCGAGCTTTTGCGTGATGGTGTTACAACTAATATCCTGAACTGCATTGGTAAAGATGACGACTGGTTTATGCTGTCGAAAGGCGACAACATTTTCGGCTATACTGCTGATGAGGGCAGCGACTACCTGGATTTCAAAATAAACTATTCTTCTTTGTATGAGGGTATTTAAATGGAAGCACTGATTATGGACAAGGACTTTAAGTCGGTAGCTGTAATTGACGACTATGAGTCTTTTATCTGGACTGACCGTTACACCGGCTACGGAGACTTTGAGCTTTATGCCCCTGTCAGTGCAGCATTTTTCAACTTTACCAAAGACGGGTATTATATTTGGAGCGCCGAATCTGAGCATCTTATGATTATCGAGAAGAACGATATCGAGAGCGATGCGGAGGATGGCAGCCACGTTACTGTGACGGGGAGGAGCCTTGAGTCTATTTTAGACCGGCGTATTATCTGGACCCAGACGACCCTTAGCGGCAGTTTACAGGACGGGATCAAGAAACTTCTTACAGAAAACATCATTTCGCCGAGTGATGAGAAGCGGAAGATCCCGAATTTTGTTTTTAAGGAAAGCACTGACGAAGCAATTACAAAGCTGACAGTAGATGCCCAGTATACGGGCGACAATCTCTACGATGCTATTAAATCTCTTTGCGAAACGAATGAACTCGGATTTAAGGTTATCTTGAACAGTGACCTTAAGTTCGAGTTTTCTTTGTATTTCGGCACGGACCGTTCCTATAACCAAAAGAAACTGCCGTACGTGATCTTTAGCCCGAACTTTGAAAACCTGGTCAACTCGAACTACTACGAGAGTTCTGAGGAGCTTAAGAATGTAGCATTGGTTGGCGGGGAAGGAGAAGGCTCGGACCGAAAATTCAAGAGTGTATACGGTAACGGCGTTCAGGAGTTCCCCAGTGGGATGGACAGGCGAGAGCTGTTTGTGGATGCCCGGGATTTGAGCACCAAGACAAGCGGTAAGACTCTATCTGCCACCGAATACAATGCCCAGCTCGAACAGCGAGGCTACGATAAACTTGGGGAAAATACCCAGGCTACCGGGTTTGAGGGCGACATTGAGAATACTGAGATGTTCAGCTATGGGAAGGATTTCTTCGTCGGAGATATTGTACAGATTCAAAATGAGTACAAAATCAAGGCGACTACAAGAGTGGTTGAGGTCGTTATCTCGGATAGTTCCACGGGCACTACGATCGTGCCGACATTCTCGACCCCGACACTGACAAAAACTTAAAGGAGGCTGTACAATATGGCTTTTAGTTATGGCTTTTACAATAGCCTGAATGGAGATCGAAAGTACGACTCCGAAGATTTGAGCCGGATGTTTGATGGCATTATCTATGATGGTGTCATTGGTGCAGTTGGTGATACGTTTGCTGTAAAAGCCGGAACTGGGAATACGGTAAACGTATCGAGTGGGCGTGCTTGGTTCAACCATACCTGGACCTACAACGATGCACCGATGCCTATTAGCTGTGGCTCTGCGGCTGTGCTTTTGGACCGCTATGATGCCATTGTGCTGGAAGTGAACGCCGCTTCTGATGTGCGTAAAAACAGTATCAAAGTTGTGACCGGAACCGAAGCATCAAACCCGGCGAAGCCCACGATGGAGAGCACTGAGTTTGTGCACCAGTATCCGTTGGCTTATATCAAACGCCCTGCCGGATCGACAAGCATTTCTCAGTCCAACATTGAGAATGCTGTCGGAACCGAAGCGTGTCCGATTTGCACCGGAGTGCTGAAGAGCCTTAATGTTGAGCAGATGATGGCCCAGTGGGAGGCTCAGTTTGATGAATGGTTTCAGTCGGCAAAGGATACCCTGAGTGGTGATGTTGCCGGAAATCTATTGAATAAAATTGAGAAGGCTGAGGATAAAATTCCATATATGTATACCGCGACTCTATCTGTAAACAATTGGATTAGAAGCAGCGGAACATATTATTCCAATGGCTATATTTATAAACAAACAGCAACAATGGTACCAGATATTAGTTCAGCGCCAGTAGTTACTGCGAGCAGCACGTTCACAAGTGGGATTCAGTTTATTAAAACCCAGGTTCCTTCCACGGATGATACTCTTGCTGAAGTGCAGGATATTATCAATGACGGAATCACTGTGAGTGGATATAATTCCGTTGACGTTTACGTTAAAGAGAAACCAAATGCATCGATCAATGCTAGATGGCAACTTACCAAGTAAAACAAAAAAACACGGTGAGCGTTTATGACTTGATGGAGGTTTAGCATGAAACATTGTAAGAAATCTGCGGCATGTGCTGCGCGGGGGTACTGCTGATGGGTGTAGCACCGAGGATTCCGGGCGGCGGAATAAAAGAATTTGCAAGCATTTTTGTGCGAGGGCACAAGCATGAAGCCATGCCAATCGCCAGCGTACGAGCCTATAAAGACAAGACTGTTAAAGCAAAAAATCTATATTTGGGTAGTGGCCCGTATTTCACGTCTCCCCAAACTTGGACTGTCAATAATCTTTTTAAAGTGCAAACGATTAGTGCTGATGTGTATGTACATATCTTACAAGACGCAAAGGATTCTAGCGGCTCCACATATTCCGCTGGAGATACTTTGGCAAGCTACAACGTCAACAGCGACACGACACTTTTTTTGGAAAAAATTTTTTATCCGCTACCTGGTAAAAGTTGGTCGTAAGGAGATGCGATATGAAAATCTACGATGAAATCACCAACGAGGAACTGATCTCTCCCGACCTGTCAGCGGGTTATCTCTACACCTCCAGGCGGGTCATTGGGCATACAGAGGAATCCTATGAAATTATGGAAGGTACAGTAACTGAAAAATGTCCAGGTGGCCTCAGACGACTTATTCCGGCACATAATATTTACGAGGATTGTCAGTTTTATCATGCTTATACCGATGCCGAGATAGCTGAGCGTAATAAACCTAGTTTGCAGGATCAGATCAGTGCAGTAGAAGCCCAGGCAACCTACACGGCCATGATGACCGATACCCTGATGACGGAGGAATAAGTTATGCTGAACATTGAGAAGCTGAAACTTTGGTATCCGAAATTTTGGAACAAGAAGATGATGGCCAATGCCGTGAAGAAAGGCGCTATCACCGAAGAACAGTATAAAGAGGTCACCGGTGAAGAGTATCCCGGCTGACCTTTTGCTTTGAAAGGAGAAAACTATGACTACAAACATGATGCCGGGGACTATGCCCCAAGGAAGTCAAAATAGTTTTCTGCAACCTCAGCCTGCGATTTACCCTACTGCTTATCCGGCGGCACCGAATGTTGGTGCTGTACAGGCAAGGCCCAGGACTATCCCAGGCAGGATGATTTATTCGCCTGATGAGATCATGCCGCAGGAAGTACCGATGGATGGCAGCGTGAGTTTATTTCCAATGCACGACTGGAGTTGTGTGTACGGGAAATGGTGGACCTCCAACGGGCAAATCCAGACGGTGAAGTTCGTTTTGGAGCAGCCCAAGAAGGAGATTGACGAATCTGCTGTGAGTCTATCGGATATTTCGGAGAGGCTGAATAAAGTAGAGCGGTACCTTTTTAAGAACAAGCATAAGCAAAGACTAAATCAAAATGAACCGGTGAAGGTGGAGGAAGTTCCACATCCGGAATGAACAGGAGCGACTGAGATGGCAAATACAATCGTTCTGAACGAATATACTGCTGCCATTAAGGACAGCCCGAAAAAATACCTTGAGCTTGGCACATGCGGAAGCTACGGACATGAGCGCATCAGCATTATACAAGAAGCTGGCTGGGAAGATATGAGTGTATATGTTACGTTCATTTCTCCTAAAAAAGTAAAGCGAACGGTGCTACTTACCGACTC